GTGCAGAAAAATATGGAGAGACACCAAAAGAAAGAGTTGTTAACTACCTTAAATCACTGAAATCATGAAAATAGACTGGATATTCGTATACACACAAGAACTTGAAAGACTAAGCGAGCTTTACAAGTTAAAAGAAAGCGGTAGAGAAATGAGTGACGATGAGATTGAAGAGTATGAATCTTTGGTCGATCAAATTGGACAGTGGTTACCTGTAGTTAGTAGTTAAGATGAGAAAGAAAATAATAGTCGAACTAGAAATAGACACTAATGCTGATGAAAGTTATATAGATGCGTTAATTAGAAGTATGTTTAGTAAAAATGAATCAGGGTATAAAAACTCATACGTGTTGCCGGAAGTAGTTCAAATTGATATTTATCAAATAGAAAACGAATCATGAAAATATTACTGTCGTTGTACGATCACTCCGGCAATCAGTCGAGCCCATACAGAAAAAATGGTTGGTTCGTAAAGCAGGTTGACATAAAGCTAGGTATAGATATACTTACTTGGGATTACAAGGGGTTTTTATCCGATATGGATTTAGTAGCTAAAATGCACGGAGAAACAATTGAAAAAATAGGTGTCATTTGCCCTACGCCCTGCACTGATTACGCTGTATGCGGAGCTAAAGTAGTGGGAATTAATAAAAAGACACTACTTTTGAATAACAAAACTAACACGTACCAAAAATGAATTTACTCGACCAACTAAAGAACGACCTGAAACCTGAGTTCTTTACACCAATCTCCCGAATTAAAAAAGAAACTCCATTGCATGATGCGCATGTTGTCGCTTTAAAAGCATGGAAACAAGGGCTACAAGACGACTTAACCCGAAGCCTTAACCTTTTACCATTAAATCAGTTTGATGAGCTTATACACTCGCTAAGAACCACTCCTATTGAAATTAAGAACGATAGCTCAGTGGTGGTTTATATTGATGGTATTAGCATTCAATCAATCGGTCATGTATTTGAATTGCTTTACTCCGACAAAATGATCAGGGTAGCGGACATTACGTATCGCAGTCAACTTGTAATATTGAATCACTTAGAAAAATTATTGTAATCATGGCGTACACACTCGCAAAAATAGACGAACTTAAAAAAGACCTCGCAGCTACCAGACCTAGCTTTGATGAAATGAATCTGAATAAGGTTGACTTCGCTAAAGAAATGGAGTTTGCTGTTCAGGCTTTCCAAAACAACACCTACCTATTGGGTATGGAGCAAGGCAGTGTTAAGAATTGCTTAGTTAATGTGGCCTTGTCAGGTCTTACATTGAGTCCGGTAATGAAAATGGCATACCTAGTACCACGTAAGGGTAAGTGTTGCTTAGATCCCAGCTATATGGGTCTTATCAAGATCATCACAGACACTGGATCAGTTAAATCAATCAAAGCCAAACCTGTTTACTCAAATGAACCGTTTGAGATTGAGCAAGGTTCTAATGGTTTTGTTAAGCATGGTATCTGCAAGGATGGAAAGAAAGGTGAAAGAATAGGAGCTTACAGTATAGCTGTTTTAAACGATGGTAGCGATCATGTGGAATGGATGTATGAAGAACAGCTTATCGCTATTAAAAATCGTTCAGAAGGAGTTAAAGCGGGTAAAGCTACACCGTGGTTAACCGACGAAGACGAGATGATACGTAAGACAGTCATTAAACGTCACTGGAAATTCTTACCTAAATCTGATCGCGCAATCATGGCCGCAAATATTATCGCAATGGATGATGAGAACAATGGTATTGACTTCGACAAAGAAAAACAAGATTTGGATGCTAAGAAAACAGATGGATCTCAGGAGAATGCAACACCTGCTGCTCCTGCTCTTGCTACAGACGATGACTTCAAAAAAATGTTTGAGTTGCTTGAAGAAGAATGCTTCACTAAAATGACCAATCTTCATTACCTACCTACCGTATTGGTATCACAATTAAAAACAGGATTAGAAAAAAGCCAGTTAAGCGGTAAGATGGAGAAATCAAAAGCAGAAGAGTATATCAAGCTTTTAGAAGCAGAGATTTTATTTGCTAAAGAGAAAATCACAGAAGAAACCACACCTGCAGAATAATGTTAACGGAGTTTCAAATATGGTTTACGCTCATCCTGTTCTTAGTAACAGGCGTATCAATGGATTTTATAACTAGGAGAAAACGCAATGGAAAACTTTAAGTTATCGAATAGTAAGATGAGAGCTTGGGAAACTATGTGCCCTGTAGAGTTTAAAGCCGTTCACATTGACAAAACAGTTGAGTGGGCTACTACCGAACCTATGCAATGGGGAAACTTATTTGAAACCCTTGTAATTGGTGGCGGTATTAACGGAGCTTTTGATATTGATACCGTAGAAGGTGGTGCCAAAATGAAGAAGTCAGTTTTCTACGAACGAGTACAGGAACAATCATTTAAATGTAAAGCATGGCTAAAGTCTCTAGGAGGTAAGATAAAATCAAGACAAGAATATATATCAGTTCAAGTAGAAGATAGCTCAGGACAGCTTATACCAATCGAGGGAACCCTTGATATTGTATACTTCATGAAAGATGGTAGAATGATTGTAATTGACTTGAAATTCACTACCGATACCGATAATGATTTTGGCCCTTATGCTTGGAAAGATCCTAGCAGATTGGATATGTCTCAAATCATCCACTATGCGCTGCTTTATAAAATCAAATACAAAACTGATATGCCTGGAACGGAGTATTGGGTATTCGACTCCAAGAAAGACCTGAAAAGCAAATTGATCAAAGTAGGGGCTGAATTACCAAACGGAACAAGAGTCATAACTGACTACTCGGTTTTTATGCACATTGAAAGACTATCACAAGTCTACAATGAAATCAGTTTAGCGATTGCAATGGATGATTGGACACCTAAAAATACTTATGCCAATTGTAGTAAATGTAAAGCTAAATGCAAATTTGAAAGGGTAATACCTGAATACGATATTGTTGAATTATAAAACGAACTAAAATGCAAAACGAAGAAATAACAGAAGTAGAGGAAACTACAGAAACCGCAGCACAAGGTGCTATCGATGTTTCAGAAAACAAAGGACTTGCGAGAATCGAAGATAAAGTAAATCTTCCTGTCATTCCGGAAACTCTAAATATCAATGGAGTTGAATTGAATATCGCTATTCTAACCAGTGAGATCGCAGAAGTAGAGAAGATGGCAATAGCTGGAGTTACCGACAAAGAAGGGTACGATAAAGCAGTCGCTAAATTGAAGTCCATATCTAAGCTAAGAACGACTTCTGAGGCTTGGAGGAAGAAAGTTATGGCTCCGGTGTTAAAGTTCGGTAAAGACCTTAAAAAGCCTATTGACGAAGCCGCTGAATTGTGTAAGAAAGGAGAGAAACATCTTGAAGACATTATCGCTCCGATTGACAACTACATTGAGGAACAAAGGTTATTAGCAGAACAGGAAAAAGATAGGGTTGCTGCTGTACGTGCGGAGGAAATTGTTGCCATGGGTGGTGTGCTTAAAAACGGTACTTACAATTTTGAACACGATGGAGGAATTTTTATCCTCGCTTCTGATCTACGTGCTTTAAATGAGGAAGACTACAAAAAGGCTACCGTTGATATTGAACTTGCATGGAAAGAAGAGACTGATCGTCTGCAAGCAATTAAAGACGCTGAGGAAGCGGAGCAGAATAAACTTAAGGCTCAGCTCCAAGATTTAAATGCAGAGCGTACAGAGTTCCGTAAAGAGCAACTAGAGATGAAGGGTTACGCTTTAGGTGAAACTATCAATGACGTGTGGTTTAAAGGAGATGGAGAAGGTATCACAGAAGAGCAAATCTTAACTTTAGATGCTGCAGGTTGGAAAGCATTGTTTGTGCCGGTACCAGTTGTTGCTCCTGAGCCGGAAGTTCAACAACAAACTTCATTCGCTTCTATTGCTGATGACTTCAAAGAACCAGTTGATATTGAACCTGAGAGGGAAAGCATGACTATTCCATCAGCTTCATTTGGTTCAGTTATTATTTCTCAACCAGCAAAAGAAACAGTCCAAGTCATTGAACCCTCAGCTATTGAAGAGAATGTACTTACCCGTAGTCTTGTGTTCACTAAATTAAAACCTTTTATTCAGTTTCCTTTTGGAAAGCTTCAAATGAGGATAGCGATCAAAGAGAAATTGGATGTTGCTACCTCAGACATAAAAGGAGAGGTGGAAACAGGCGACATTAACGATCAATTGTCTTACGTTTTATTTGAATAATATTTGCATCCCAAAAGAATGGAGTAGCTCAGAGGCTAGAGCAGTGGTGACTAAACCACAGGTCGGCAGTTCGAATCTGCCCTTCATTCCACAAACTTAAATCACAATGGAAGAAGAAAGAAAAATAAAATCAAAGTCTCTTGATATATTCGAGGATCAAATTAAAGAAGTATCCAAGATAGCAACCAAGATGGAAGCCAAAAGAGACAAAACCATCAGAGGTAAAAAGATTAAAGACGCTGCTGTATGGAGGCTGGTAATTGATAAAGGTATTGATAGTTTAAAAACAGGGAAATGAAAGCAAAAGAATTTGACATTAATAATGTGCCACCATTAGTTCTTTACGTTTGGGGTATGTCTTATGATAGTATACCCGTAGGAACGGAAGCATTTGAAAAAGCAATAACAGAACATCCAGAATATTTTAAAGAAGAGGTAGAGTACCGTAAAAGATGGGATAGCGTTCCAGAGGAAATTAAGGAAGCATATTTCAATGAAACAAGTGGATTAGATTATGTTAAAGAAATCATAGATGAAATTGGTGAGCCACCATATCCAGAATACAGCCGTATGGGGATAATTTGGTGGGCACAGAATGTAGATAAATATCCCAAAGAGATTTCAGCTAACGATAAATGGAATGATATCTATTACAAAAAATTAGAGGTTCACAATAATAAAATTTACAACAAGTACTTTAACGAGTATGGTTTAAGCAAATAATACATGGGACTATATGATAAAGTTTTCCAATCGAAAACAAAGCCAATAGAGGAGAGACAAGAGCAAGAACCAATTCAGTCAGCCATTCAGCCGAGTAAACTATTTGATGAGCCTGTAGCCCCTGAAATGAAGCCTAAAACAGAACCTGAGTTTACTATGGTAGACATCACTGAGGACTTTAATGAGAGCAAGGGTATATTTGCTAGAAAAGAACCTGAAATTAAGCCAGAAGACGAACAAGACCTAGCTACCCTTCAAGCAATGGATAGTGTGTTCACTGAAAAGCTAAATGCAGGAGAGTTCAAAACAAACGCTGACATTCCAACCCATCAGGAACGCAATGAAGCATACTATCAGTATCGTCGTGCAAGACCAGATGGTTACACTTCTTTCAGGGATTGGATGGCAATGGAACAAGACCCGTTGGCAGAAGCGTTTACAGAGGTTGTAAGCCCTTCAAAAGCTAAGATAGGCCAAGTGGTAGAGCCAATAGCTTCCGTGATTAAGGAGGTCGATAAAGCAGTGAAAAATTACAGAGACGGTCTACCTCCTGGATTACGTGAAGCACAAGACAGGTATCAAGCAAGTAGGAAGCCGCAGGACATTGATGTGCCTCAATCAATAAATAAAACTGATATTCTGCCTTTGGGAACTTGGGTTATTACTGATGGAAAAGAGGACGGCTGGCAGGTTGTGGACTATGATGTTCTCCAAGATCAATACAAATTAGATAAAGGCGGTATGTGGGAGACTATAGATGGCAATAGAGTTTCAGTTGACCCTAAATATACCACTGGCATAGAAGACACGGGACAACCCGATCTGTTTGAGATGAGCAAAGAAGAAGTAGATCAAGCAATGGTTGCTATTGCAGAGTCAGCTCAAGACAATATTGATAACGGAACATTTGAACAAGCATACGGATATCCTAATCCGGCAGAAGAAATTGAAATTACACCAGCCTTAATAAACAAAGCATTTGATAAGGCTTTATGGGGAGAGAAACAACCAATGTGGATTGGCGTAGATCCAGGCAAAAAAGGTGGAATTGTTGCTATATCAAATCAAGGCATAGTCGGTAAATGGGTTATACCATTGATCGGTGATAACGTCGATGCAGAAGGTATTTGGATCATCTTAAATGGACTTAAAGAAAAGCATAATCCTACCCTTATTTTAGAGGACGTACATAGTTTGTTCGGGATGAGTGCATCGACTAACTTCTCCATGGGGCATACTTTAGGAATCCTTGACGGTATCATAGCTGTAAGCAAGATTAAACTATCTCGTGTAGCCCCAAAAACATGGCAGAAGGAAATCTGGGAGAATAACGACATGGAATACAAACCAATTAAACCTGAGCAAAAGAAAGCCTCTGTAGACACTAAGCTGACCTCAATGAAAGCTGCACATAGATTATATCCAAACGCAGACTTTAGAGCTACTACAAGGTCTAAAAATGATTGGGATGGCATCACAGATGCTGTGTGTTTAGCTGAGTATGGAAGACGTAAAAATTTATAATTATGAGCAAAATAAAATCAATACCAGCAAAAGACGTAGAGAAATTAATAGGCACTTTAGAAAAAGGATTAAAGCTGTCTAAGGATACGTTTAATAAAGATCACTACGGTGCCTCTGCAATGGCCTACGGGAGTCTTACAGCTACAACAGAGCACGTAATTAAACAACTTAAAGGTGAATACCGAATTATTTAATCCATGACCGAAGAAGTAAAACTAATGGAGATAGCCATGAGAATGCAGAACATCTCCATCACCACAACCAATATAGAGAAGTTCATTAAGACCTATGAGCTCATTAAAGAGAAAGGCGATCAATTAACAATGAAGGATTTAATTAACCTGGAAACAAAATGAATAAAGCAGAAACTTTACACGAAAAAATAGATTTCTTTATCAGAGAGCAAGGTTATGATTGGTCTGTAGAGGGTATAATGGAACAATACGAAAAATATAAGAGAGGTGAATATATCTCTCATTCGGCTTCAAGAGTAGTTAAAGAGATAATTATTAAATTTGTAGAGCTATGACAACGCAACCGAACCAGTCCTTCAAAAACCACACAGCGATTAAAGTACTCGTTGTCTTTGAAGCAATAGTTCTTTTTATACTCGCTTTAGCAGCTTTAAATGATGTGGTGAAAATATTTTAGAAAAAAAGACACGACTTTATTTGGAATAACGAAAAACCACACTATCTTTGGGTATTGATCAGAGCGACCCTGGCAGGCGCAGACGATCACACAATAACCCCAATGATACATTAGAAGGGTTAGTAATAAAACAGATGTACTACAAGTCCTGCCAGGGTCCGAATCAAAGTACAATGTTGACATTACTAACCCTTTTATTTTGAAATACATCCAATCCAATTATTCACACAAAGTTTGGCTTCCCGTAGGATTAGTCAGAACAGCGAATGAAAAAGGTTGGCTAAACTCAATAAGTTATTTTACTCAAATAAGGGGGTTACATAAAAAAGGGGTTATTTATAACTTTACATTAAGAAGCCTTTCAAGAGCGATCAACTGTTCACCTAGCACATTATCTAAGCATTTAGAGATAATGGCTACAAACGGCTTAATCAGCTATAATAACGGAAACCTTTTGTGTACCGGCAGAGCAAAATTATTATTGCTATTTCCAGGAGCAGAATGTGCCATTAGAGTAATCAACAAAATAGCAGACCAAAAGACTCTCGTTAAATTTATACTCATAAAAAACAAACTCAACACTCAATATAAAATCACCAAGTTAAAGAAGGACATTATAAAGATTCATCACAGCAAGCGTAGCGACCCTAAAGGAACCAAAAAACTTTTAAAGGCCCAACAAAAGCTAAAACTTACCAACACACAGCTAGAAACTTCCATCAACGACGATTTTATTTTAAGTAACAGAAATATAGGAGCAACATTCAATCAATCTCAATCAACAGGACTAAGACTGCAAAAGAAATTCAACAAACTTAAACTTATCCGATCACAACGGAACTTTAAAATAGTTGAACCTTTTGCTATCCCTTACAGAGAATTTAGAGAACGTTACATCAGTAATAAATACCAGCATTCCAATAAGACAGGACTCGTGTTTAGATGCCTCCCAAATAAGATTGAAATAATTGCTTCAAGGCCGAGTAGGCTGATGAATAAAGTAGTATCCCAATAATTTGACAGTAAAAATCATATATAAAACCTAAAAAAGATGGAAATTAAATTTACAACAGACGGTAAGAAAGTAGTAGTTATCGGCAACCTTAACGCACAAGAGAAAATAGTGCAAGAGATTTTTTTAGTAAACAATATTGAGGTTCCTAGTGGAGAGAACTTTGTCGTTAAATCATTGCATGATGCTCCGGCTGTATCATGGAAAGAATCTGAGATAAAAAAGTTAGATGCTCTTTATGAAAGAGAAAGAAAAGCTCATGATAAGAGAATGGATGAGTTGAACAAGGGGTTAAGGAGAACTAGAGAGGAATTATCAGCTAAACTATGTTATGTGGCTAAGGCATTGAAAAATGTATCTGAGGAGAGCTTCAATTTAATTACTGACTATCTATGCGGTAACATAAAATATATCGTGGTGGAAGGGTACAAAACTGAGTTGATAGACATAGATAAATTTCAACAGTCAGAAAGCTACGATGGATATTGGGATAAGAGCAACTTAAGATTAATTTCTATTTATGGAAATGATGATGGTACGTTAACATTTAAGCAAGGACAGTATTCGGATGGGTCAGGCGGTAATAGGGCTTCTTTCCATCCATTTAAAAATTATGAATTGGCATTAGACAAATTTAAAGAACTTCTAGTTGCAAAAAATATTTCAGACGATACTATACTACAAGCAAAAGAATACGGTATAACATTAGACCCAGACAAATTATCGGCTTACAAAGAAAATAAGCGTCAATCGTATATCAAAAATATTGAGTCCGCTAATAAAAACTTAGAGTCTTATAAAAAAGCCTTAGAAGATATTGATAGTAATTAAAATTAATAATTATGACAGGAAAAGAATTTTTAGAGGAGATGGCTAACCAATCGAAGCTCCCTCCACGCTTTGATCAGAATGATGAGTTTCTAGCCGGACTTCTTGAGAAGTATGCTGAGGGTAAGGTACATTCTTCTGTAGAGCTTCATATGGCAGCGGAAGACCAATGCCTAGCTGTATTAAGGAATAATGGTATACTTGTAGAAAGTGGTATAATTAAGTTAAATATGAAATCCAAGGCTTTAATGCATCGGATGTCTCAAATTGCTATGTTTTGGCTAGAAGATAAATTCAACTACACAACCACATTTAATTATGATTATGAAAAATAAAAAGTCCTGTTGCCAAAAAAAGAACTTTAATTGATTAGCTATGGAACAATTTAACTTCATACCAGAAACCATTCATACAGCAGAACCAACTAAAGAATTTTGGTTAGCTGAAATGGAAAGATGTAAAGACCCATGGTATTATTATACTCACTATTGGACTGTAAACGGCAAAGCAGCACAACAGTACACAAAAGAACAGTGGGATTCAATGCAAAATTACTCATACAGTAGGAATTTCAAACGCAGATATACTTGGGACATGATGATGGTTGATAACGCTATTGAATATTTATCAGAAAGAGGTAAACCAAGGAGGAGGAGGAAACGTGAAAGAGAATAAAACGGTTACGTGCAAACATTGTGGAGCAATAAATAAGCACAACTCATTTCAGTGTCACACCATAAGGAAACCAATAGCAAAGTCAACCGAAACGAAGCCAAATAAGCCGATTACAGCGACTAAAAAGAAAACAAAGGAACTTAGCCTTAGTGCGCTAAAGAAACTCGCTACAATACTCTTTAATCGCTTCATACGTAAACGTGATGCTGAGGGTAGTCAGTTCAAATGTATTAGTTGCGGAGTCTATCAGCACATTGATGTTTGTGATTGCGGACACTATCGCCCAGGGACTATCCTTGAGTTAAAATTCAATGAACTTAACGCTAACTCGGAATGTGAAAATTGCAATCGTAACGACCCTAACCACCTAATCGGATACAGAGTCAACCTTATTGAAAAGATAGGATTAGAAAAGGTTTTATGGCTGGAGTCATTCAAGTACGGTCAAGCATTTAAAATGAGTAAACAGGATTATTTGGATATCATAAAAAAATATAAAGATCATGGATAAATTAGCAATGATAAAGAACTTAAATGAGGCTCAAGAAATAGTTAACAACTATACCGGTACAGCTATTTTTATTGGGTTTAGAATAGTGATAATAGGGACCATCTCAGTAGATCATTTTGTAGCCCAATACACAGAGTACGAAGTCACAAGAGAAGAAGCAAGCGAAACCATAAACAACATCGGTGCTCGTATCAATATGGAAAATGTAGTGTTTCAATTCAAGTGTTTTGGGCGACTTTACCTTATTAAACACCTCAATGACTTAAAAGTATAAATCATGGCCTTAGATTTAATACAGCAAGCTAGACAAATGTTAATCATTGACGACCTATCGGAGATCAACCCACGCTTCCGTCGGTTATTTCAATTTGACCCAACTCCGGTATATGAAGCTATATCTGATAAGATAAATGCCTACCAGCGCAATAACTATGTGCCGATGGAATGGGTATTCCCCTCTAACGAAGAAAAAATATGTAGGTGCGGTTGTGGTGCCAAATGTGAGGGTAGACGAAGTTCGTGGGCCACAGAGGAGTGTTCAATTTTCGGTAGACAAGTTTTGTGTATTTTGATCGGTAAGGCAGACTTTATAAAGGTAGCTTTAAATGAGGTTTACGATTATAGGTGCTGTAAATGCGGAAAGTGTTCAGACGACATCCCTGCAAAACCTAGTCAATACGGAATGATTTGCACACCTATTCATTTAGAGCACACACTTCCGGTTCATCAAGGTGGAGGTGCTTGTTGGCTATCTAATTTCACCTTTATGTGCGTTGATTGCCACAAAATAAAGAGTAAGTCCGAAAGGAGTAGAAAATAAATATCAACTTTCTCTAGGTTTTAAAAGACACGACGTTTACATTTGATTAAGAAAACAAAATTACCACCAACCAATGCTAACCTTAAAGGAAACACGTGTAAAAAACACCACCAGAAAGATGTTCTCTCAACAGGACCTAGAATATCTTGTGATGCACCATAAAACCTGTACTACAATCCATATGGCAAAAGCATTGGGTTTTAGTATCTTCTTAATCTATATGAAGCTCAGGGACTACGGAATGAAGCCCTACAGTCCACCAAGAAAGTTTCAGTCTAACCAACACTCCAACGCTAAGGTTGCTGAGGTCATGGAAGACTACTGCACTACATTTGACCCTATGACGGTTATCGGAGACAGACACAATGTTTCAGTCTACACAATTACCCAATGGATAACCAAACACATCCTCCCAAAGAAACAAAGCGAAACAACAGAAGTAATCACATTAAAATCAAAAGTATAAATATGAAAACAACATTTACCGACAAGTATCCAAACGAAACCTTAAAGGCTTTGAGTTGGAAACAACCATTTGCATCACTTATGTTGCATGGAAAAGTAGAAACAAGGGTATGGGGCTCAAAATATTTAGGTTGGGTTCTTATCTGCGCAAGCAAAGCACCTTACTCAAGTAAGCAATTAAGAGAAATATCAGGTGACGCTCAATTTAAGAGGATATATGACACCTTTCAAGGCGATACTTCTAATTGGTCAACTCAACCAACCGGAGTCGCTATAGCCATCGGTAAGCTTATAAATAGCCAACCAATGAACAGTAATGACTCTGAGAATTGTTTTGTACAGTACGTAAGTCCATGGTATAAAGAAGGAGCAAAAGGAACTACTAAAAAACAATTGTGGTGCCATGAATATGGAGAGGTACAGGCTATAGAACCTTTTGCGTGGCATGGTAAACTTGGATGGTCCACTGTGCCTGATACATTGAAATCAAAAATCATAATCTTATAAACCATGCAAGAAAAATTATTATTACAAGCAGAGCATCAGCTAAAAAAAGACCAGATAGTAGAAATGGCATCAAAAGTTGTAAAAGAATCAGAGGAAGATATAAGGGGAATGACTAACGTGCCAACTCTTTATTTATCGCAATTAGACACACTACTTTTTGAACTCGATCAAATCGATCATAAACTTAGATAGCAAAATGAAAAATATTATTAGAAAAATATCTATACGTGGTAAGCTAAAGTTGATGAGGTCTGACCAATATGTAATTTTAGCAAAACACTACCCGACATCAATTAATCCTCACAAAAATCCTAAGCATATTAATTCAATGATTAAAACAGGGCAAATAATCTATATATGAAAGACCAAAACAACTCAACCGATCAGCTTAAGGTATTAGGCTACGACAGCGTAAAGAATCAGAACAATGATCTGAGTCTTCGAAACAATCAACTTGAATCCAAACTCAAGCAAGCAACCGACATTCTCAGAGAGATCAAGCTGAATGTAGAGAAACACGGAGACTACTATATTGAAGACGACTCCGAGGTGATGACTGATATTACTAAACTATTGAGTGATGATAACTAAAGATTTTGAATTTAAAAAAGGTCAGAAGTTTTTGGTGCGTCAGTCGGAAAATAACGTGATACTTACGGTTATGGCTGTAGAAGATAAATATGCTATGATCAGATTTAAGGGATGCTTACCATTCGTGAAGTCCACAAAATCTTTGGTCGAATATTTAAATTCACTTACCTCTACATTAATGCTTAAAAACAAAATATGAAATACTATTCACCTCCAATAAAGGATACAGTCCTCATAATATTGGTTTGTCACTTTGTATTCTGTACAGCGTGGGATATAACACATCGTTTTAAGCCCTCACAAGCCACCCAACAACCCGAACCATGCCGTTGCCTCACTTACGAACAATTAGCCGCTTATACGGCTTTTATGGAAGTATATATAGACAGTAGTCAGAATGGACATAAATCAGATAGAAAGAGGTTTTCTGATTCGGTCGCCAAGTATCAAAATTTACTTAAAATCAAATAACATGGAAGAAACAAACAATCAGCAAGAGTTAAGAGTATTAGGGACCTATATGGCCGATCAGTTAAATACCCTAGTAAGACTCTGCTCAGGTCTATCAAAAGACTCAGGTTGGCACGATAAGCCTGTAGAGTTCGGGACAAGGATAGCACTTATCCATAGCGAAGCATCAGAAGCCCTAGAAGGACACCGTAAGGGACTTATGGACGATCACCTACCCAACAGGCCAATGGCCGAAGTAGAGCTTGCTGATGTAATCATACGGGTGTGTGACTTGGCCGGCATAGAAGGTTACGATTTAGGTGGTGCCTTGATTGAAAAACTAAAATACAATCAACAAAGGGCCGATCACAAAAAAGAAAACCGTGATAAAGACGGTGGTAACAAGTATTAATCAATTCAATCATAACAATTAAATCAAAAACAATGGAAAAATTCACGGAATTAAAAGACAAAGTAGCTTCTATGCAAGCGGATGTATTAAAGTTTTCAGAAGGAAACAAAGCTGCAGGAACCCGGATTCGTAAGTCCCTTCAAGAAGTAAAGGTTCTAGCTCAGTTGATCAGAACCCAGGTAACGGAGGCTAAGAACTCAAAGTAACAAAAGTAGTAGGCAAATAAGTTAATCATCATAGACTACTGCGAAATAGGCTATAAACCAGAGAGCTCTCCATAGTGGGGGCTCTTTAAAAGAAAAATGAAATGAAGCATAGGGATTATCAAGAAATGATGGACAACCCGTTAACTGTACAGCCAGAGGATATCGCTCAATATGCAGTTATGAACAGTGATGAAAACGACAGGAACAAGTATCAACAGATATGCGATCTTATAGCCACCTCTAACGCTGCTTATAACTTTGCTATAACCCACAGTAAAATGAAAGACTCAGAGATAGCGAACCTAAGATTTATTCATTTAAATACACTAGATAATAAGTAATATTACTATGAAATTTAATAACATAAAAAGAGCAAAGTCGCTAAGTAGGAATATGTCAATAAAATATCTATTTCACTTGCGTATGAATTATATAGGCAAGTCCTCAAATTCATATATAGAATATTATTACCACCAATTTAAAGCCATATGAAGCTAAGTAAAGACATAGTAGATAAAGGCATAATTGTATCCTATCCAATTTTTATGCTGTTGTTTATTTACTTCCTTGAGGATATGGTAAATCTAATGAGAGGACACGAAACGCTAGTATTCATTTCATTGATGATGACCATAGCTATAATCACTATTTATAATTTATTCAAATCATGAAAAAGATAATTCTTATATGCGTAATCCTAGTATTATGCGCTAAAGCCCAAAGTCAAACACAAGTTAGTTCTAACTTTAAAATAATTGGATCATGGACAGAAACCCATAAACACACATACCAAAAGATAGATACACTTAAAACGCCTCGTGGTACAGAATACCGGTTTAATAAAGCATATATGACTATTACTGTTGAAAGAAACGGTAAAGCCGTGAATGATACCACAATAAATGACTCCTTAAATACCATCAGATGTTTGTTAAAGCAGATAGACAAGGAAAGAGCCACAATCGATCTGTACAAAAAGTTAATCCTTAAGCTAGAAGTAAAACCAAATGACAAGAAAAGCTTATCAATACTCAAAAAGCTTGGTTACTCTGTAAAATAAAAAAGGAGGCCTAAAACCTCCCTAATTTAAAACTTACTATCCGCTGATCGAATATTCTTTCGACTCCAATACACATAAGCCAAGATAATAGCTAAACATAAAAGCCCTGCGAGAATCCATTTTGATCCAAGGTTTTTAGCCACCGTCTTATCTGCATCCACTAATTTACTCTTGGTCTTCACAATTTTAAGTTCATAAGTAGTCGTCCGGATATCTAGCCGGGTTTTGATCTTGTAACTCCACCAAGTCTTTTTATTCGATGTGCTTGACTTCTTGCTCTTGTCAACTGTAGTCGTTGTCCGGTCTTCAAATAGCTTCCCGTCAGGCCCATATTTCTTCACCGACTCCGTAGTGGTCACGTCATTGTGTTGCTCACTAGTTTCCTTACTGTCCTCTCCGCCTTTATACTCTTCATTTGACGCAATATTAGCCTCTGTAGAGGACTTTTCTTTCTCTTTGGAGTAAGTGGTCGCAAGATTAGATTTTCGTGTCCCACAAGAGCTAAAAGCCGTAGCTAAAGCAAGTCCAGATAAAAGTATCCAAACAATGTAGACGTTTCTATTTACTTGCATCTTCTGTGGGTTTAGTTGGTGAAGTAACCGGCTCAGTCGTAACAGTAGCGGAACCATCAGGACTTACCTCTGTCGTTGTCTTTTGATCATTGAGTGGCAGCTTGTGAGATCCTGCAAAGTAAACTCCAAATATGCCGCCAAGTATAGTACCGCCAATCAAACCAATAATGAGAGTAAGTATTTCTTTCTCTGCACCCCAATTCCGTAGAATGTAATAAATAAGAAAAGCAGTCACAACACTCCAAAAGTACGCTAGTATAGCACGAGGTGTTAGGTTTTCGTTGTTAAAGTTCATGGTATATATTTTTTAAGCTAATTCGATGTGTGGTGCGTCCTGAAATGTCTTCCAATAGAGGCCAGCAACTACCGGAACGTTTAAACACTTCGCAGTAGCCATTATATGCGCTACAATCACTTTAAATTCATTGGTGGCATTCCAGTCTATCTTTCCATTAATATACGGTACAAAGTCTATTGCGTGGCCGTATCCATCTGCTTTAACCTGGTGATTACTTTTGTTGGTTGTTCCGTTTTTTTGAGTAACTATATTTCCAAGAGGTTTATTTGTACTCTTACCATCAGGATTAACTTTCGTCCTGCCCAATGCATATAGGTCTTTTTGTTCTTGTGTGGTCCGTACTCCGTAAACTATTGAAAAGTCCACGGGAGTCTCCTTGATCGCCTCCTTAATTACTTTTACCAGATCAGGATGTACGCCTTGAAGTTTCTTTAAGGATGCTTGCCCTAGTGTTGCCATATTATTTATGTTTTTTGTTTCTTTTCTTCCCTGTATGCCATTTGTTATGACAGGACTCACATAGCGTCCGTAAATCACCTAAGTGTTCATGCTCCCTAGTGTGGTGAATATAGGTGTCGTGGTGTATATGGAGTTTATCTATAGAAGAGCAAACCCTACACCTAAACCCATCTCTAATTAATACCAATTTGCGAACAGATTTCCAGTAATTGCTTTTTAGAAATGCATTATAATCTTTATATTCTCTCTTTACGGGTGGAGATTTTACTTTCCTTTTGCTCTTTTTAAAGGATGCAAGTAGTGTCTTGTGTTTTACTTCGGTTACGGTAAGTTTTATTTTCATACCATAAAAGTACAAATTATAGTTCCATATTAAGCTTCTTTCATTTTTTTATCAGTGTACCGGAAGTAAGCAAGAACCATACTCCAAGCCAAAGGGCTCAACATTAAAAGAAATATTGGCCTATTGAATATTGAATTTCGCATAAGCTGTCCTATAAGTGTGATGTTGATAAAAAACAGAACTAAAACCAAAAGTATGTAAAGAAAATAAACAGGATTTGATTTTAACCACCTGATACCCCTGTAGTCTTTATGGAACGCTAACCTGGCAAAACTCCAATAAATTCCGTACTTCATTCTTTTAATTCTAATCATCAAATGCAATATCAATAGCATGATAACCGTAATATTAATTATATGTAGCCAGATTAAAAGTGTCATATTAGTCCTCCTTTGGTTTTGTGTCCTCGGCAATAACCCTTTGTATCAACAATCGTGCGTAACCACTCAACCCCATTTTAAATACCTTCTCAAGCAAACCAACTATGAATACACTAAACAAAGAACAAAAAAATAAATAGTACTCTAACTTTACATGAGGTGTGTAGTCTCTCCAAACAAGCACACTTAAATAGCATAAACCCAAGCTAAATAGGGCCCCTACAATCGATCTTTTCCATGTAAGGGTATCATTGTTCCACTCTATCGCTATTCGTAGCAACAAACCCATTAAAACAGCCAAACCTGAACCAATATAAAATCTAATATCCTTTGCGTCAGAAAAAGTAAATAGTGCATTAAGGATTAAGAAGTTCGCAATAGAATAGCATAATTTCACCACGATGTTCATTTGTTAGGTTGTGAGAAAGTTAATTGATATGCCGAGTACAATAAGAATACCGAAAATGTGATCGCTGTAATTCCTCCAAACAAATCAGTATTATATACAATCCATGGCTTTTCCATCCAGACGCAATACAGCGTGTATACAGCTCTTCCTGCAGTCATTAAACAACAATATTGAAGGAATAACCTCTCTATCTCTGTCATTGGCTTAGGAACTAATATAAAGAGGCATAGAGCGACAATAAACACTAGGATAGTCATTTGCCCAACTCCATACATAAACAAGCTCATATCCCCTGTATAAAGGCAATACAAGATTGTCAATAGAACATAGGCAAAGCAAGCCGCAGTCCTCACTAGTCTTCCTCAGATTTAACTACCGATACGGGTTCTGGTTTGATTGGATCTTTGATCACTGGCTTTGGGACACATTGTCCTGACTCTGAATTACAATTAAATCCTTGGGGGCAGTCGTTATTAGTGACACACATAGCTATTTGTTTTAAAGTTTACCAAATATAGAAATAAAGATATAAATAAAAAGAGGTTCTACAACCTAAGCCATAGAACCTCCACAATCTGACGGAGTATTTTATAATTTTATAATCAGATAATCTATAGTTAAGTTCAAAGTACCCAACAATGGAACGCTTGCAAAGTTGACTGTAAATTTAGTACCATCAATCGTAGATACCCAACTTGGCACAGCAGCGTTTGGAGACCTAGCTTGTATGTAAACTTGTGATGGAGTAAAAGGTAACCCATGATTTATGTTGTATGCTGTGGTAAGTGTCAATGCGCTGAACGTGATTGTACCCTTAATAGTATTGCTGTTAGCTGCCCTTTTCCAACGCCCCGTTGTAATATTTGTAACCTTAATAGTAATGAACGAATCATCAGCATCAGTACTTGTCGAGTTCCAGTAATATAAACCACCATTCCCATCTCCAACAGCAGTCAAGCCTTGGAGTAGTACCTGGACATTAGAACTGCCACCCATAGCCCTTAGATCAGTTAGTGTACCAAATGATTTGCTTGCAACATCTGTTACTTGAGCATTTACTAGAATAGGGAAGAATAATAAAAATGAGAAGAGTAATTTTTTCATGATTTTATGGTCTTAATTGTATAGAGTATAATAGATTTGTTAATCCTGATGCAGGTGCAACAGTGTAGAAAATATTCACATTTGTAGCATCCGTAGTGACATAGCTTATGCCCGCACTTGCAGCATTTCTCGCTTGAACAATACATGCACTTACCGACGATATACCTGTTTTTCCATGAGCAATAGATATAGTCGTAGATGAGCCATTACCAGAAGCAGCGTAGTTTTCAAAAGAGTAAAAATCTGATGTGAGAGCGACTATACCGTCTTTATCTTGAAAAGTCTGTATCCTTGGAGTTGTTATTGTAGCTGCCTTAAAGCTTAGACTATTAGCGCCTCCGAAATACCTTAAGAAAGGGGCGGAAGCATTAGAATGAGAAAGAACAACAACAGGACTCGTATTCGTATTAGAGGTATTACTAAACTCCATTGAGGTCCCTGTTCCGTTATTACTAGAAAAAGCAACTGATGATGAAGAACTCGTGTTTATGTTAACAAGATTAGTGAATAGACTCGTTCCGTTCCATGATTTATTACCCGATACCGATTGAGCACTTGTAAGGTCTACAAATGCACCCACTGTTTTTGCATCTACTTGGGCTTTTGTATAGCTGTTTAACACTGATCTTACTTGGGTAGTATCCACAGCAACCGTATGAACAGGAGTCGTCGTTGGGTTCGCAACACTAGAGGTAATACCATAGCCATCAACCTTTCCAAAGGAAGTGACTCCTGTAGCAATTGTCCAAGTTCTGTTTGCACTTAAATCAAATGTAACCCCATTTATAGTTAATGTTCTCGACAAAGGTGCGTAGTTACCAAGAACCCAAGGCTCAGTTGCGATTAATTGGTATGCTGTACCGTTGTGAACCCCTAACTTATTTGTAGTAGGGAAATAGTCAAGATTACCAGAAGTATTCTGTACAGCAGCCGGAACGTCTTTACGAGGAACTCTTATGCCGTTAACAAAATCTGTAGGCGTATTATTAGGCGTCTGTGCTTGAACTCCTATTGAAAAGAGTAAAAGGAATATGAGTGTTTTATTTTTCATCTTTCTACTATTATTTTTTTATTATTATTCAAAATAAAAACATGCCTAATACCCCAAGTTCCAAAATCAACGCTCTCTTGTATGTGTTCAGAAATACGCCCCCCTTTTGTTTCATTATTAAAAATAGTATCGCCATTTTTTAATTCCAATAGAGTTTCATGATTTAACTCTTGTACATTGTATTTTTTCATAATTATGGAGTTTTAGTCTGGTAGAAGTTTGTGGTTTGAATAATTGAAAATAATTGTGGTGCAATAAGGTTAGTCCTTGCGCTACCTGATGGATGTAATCTATTGCCTGCTGACCTTTCTGTATTAGCAAAATTAATATCTGTAGTTGGGGTAGCACTTAATGAAAAGGCTTGAGATTGGTCATAAAAATAAACTCTTCTACTCGTACCGCCAAGTGTTGCATCATTTGCTACAGCTTGAATCGCATCTCTATAACTTTGAAGTGTTGAAACTCTTCCTGGAGTATCAGAAACAGAGGGAGCTAAAAACACTAAAGAGGCGCCCCTATATCTGTAATTGCGATATCTTATTACATCTAAAAGATTAGATGTAAAAGTAGCTAACGGAATAGCCCCTTGAGCAGTATCAGCATCATTCATCCCATAAGAAACAATTATGCAATCAACATTATTAGTGTCATAATAACCTGTACGAATATTTCTTAATAATGAATTTGTATTTGTGCCACCTAAGCCCTTATTTATCATTCTAGCTTTAACTCCGTTGTTTTCTAACAATCGCTTTAAAGCTCTCTCCCATAACCACCAACTAGTATATGGATTTCCATCAGGGTCAGTACCCATTGCATACCAACCGGTACTGTCGGTCATCAAAAGTACATTAGTGGTGGCATCAAAATCAAAATCAGAAGTAATATTGGCACCTATGATTCTAAAAGTACAGATAGGCGCTACACCATCAACTGTTGCTGTAAATTGCCATTGATAAGCAGCTCTTTCGTAAAGAAAATCAGGTAAATCGATAGTATGTTCACCTGCTGTTAAAAACATAGAATACTTAAATAAGCCCCCGTTTTGAGCTGTTGTTGCACCCGCATTAGCTCCCCATGACGATGAAAAGAAACCAGTTATAATGCACTCAGATGAAACTGAAACTATAACTTTTCCTTTATATAAAGTTTTAAATGGGCTTAGATTTGAAACGCCTGCTGTGCCTAGGTCGTTTAACGACTGAAAAATTATAGTACCCCTAGTAATTGTAGGACGAGTACCGGCTGGATTATAAACGAAATCATATGTGGCAGGTTCAAATGCCGCTGGATTTGATTCTTTTAAAAGTTGGATTTCAGTGAAACCCGTTTTTGTTATGTCTACTGGAAAACTCATATTTTAATCATTAAAGTTAATTGCTAATTGTGCAGGTGTAGGTGTAAATGTAGGAACATATCTATATGCACCTTTTTTACCACCCATATTCTGATTATCTGTTAATACGTAATAGGTAATAACCCTATTTCCACCCCATGTTGGATGAGTAACTATGTCTGAATAATTTTGAACTATTGGAGAGTCACTGAATGCTACTCCACCAGATATCCCCTGATATTCTCCCCAAACAGTTTCTCCATAAAAAGGAACAGAAGAAGTGACCACTCCTGTTATCGTATCTAAACTTACCTTTCTTGTTGCCTCATCAGCCACTCCGCTAATTCTATACGCTACACCGTCTTTAAAAAACGTTTTGGTGTATTGACCTATCAATTGTGTTAAAGTGACTGTAAAGCTTCCGGATGCGGTTATAACTTGATTTGTGAGTTTACTGTCATTCAGGTTGATTTGGTTCTGAGTGTAAGTGGTGTCTGCTTGACGATTTGTGATCTCTAAATCTATTTTATCGTCTAAATTCTCATCCCTGTTGGAACGAGTCTCTCTTTCTGTTTGAAGCTCAAGTTTGGTCGCTAAAGAACTTAAGTCCTGATCTCCGGTATTCACCCCACTCAAATTAGGAGCAGATATGTTTCCTGTGAATACCTGTCCGTTAATGTTGGACTTGTTCGCTAATCCTGGAACTGTGGGTAAATCGGCTGTACCAGATAAATCTCCTGCTAACTTTACTTTACCTTTTACTACAGTGGATGCATCAGGCGTAATGTCCGTACTTGTGGCTTCGATTACAAATGCAGTAGTGGCTATCCTTTGACTATTATCTCCACTTGCTGGTGTTGGCGCTGTTGGTGAACCCTGAAAGTTAGGAGATGCTAGTGGTGCTTTTAGTCCTAATGCTGTATTTTGGGCTGTACTTATGGGCTTATCAGCGTCAGATGTGTTGTCAACGTTTCCTAAGCCTAAAGAAGACTTTGTTTGATCTCCTGTGTTTGTTCCTGAAAGATTTGGTGCTGATATATTTCCTGTAAACGCCTGACCACTTGTATTAGCTTTCTGACTTACAGCCGTATTAGTGGCATCTAAGCTACTTTGTTCTGCTAACCCTGTTACTGCGCCAACTCTTCCGTTTACACTCTGTACGGGAGCTGTAGGCGGTATGGTGGGTTTATCTGAAAGGTCATTGTAACTACCTGTCTTAGCCACAACAGCCAGGCTTTGATCTAAATCTTGTAAGGCCTCATTAACATCTAATACTTGGCTTAAAGCTGAATTTGCACTTGACTGAGCTGTGTTTATCAAAGTAAGTAGGTCAGCGTTGAATCCATTTATATCATCCTTATCGTAATAGTTTGATAGATCAACTTCAGGCACCAACAAATAAGGGTCTTTATTCTTATCTAAAATAAAAATATCTGATCTATCAGCGTTAGTGGTGCTTCGGACAAAAACTACCATCGTTTCATATCTAGCACCAAAAGCCTGGACAGTCATAAACTCTGACATATCTAGGTATGGTCGCCAACCGCCAGTAGCGACTACAAAGCGGCCCCATCGATTATCGACAGGCTTCGGAGAATTTATTTGGAGATTGTCATTGTAAGGTGAAAGGGCCAAGGTACACTGTATTAAAGGGTTATAAATTAAACTGTTTGAAATCTAATACCTGATGGTTGTGCTTTATTATAGGTTGTAAGAAAATTAGTCGTATGCACTCTTAAAGGAATAGCGCCACTGACTACTGTCCCTGCTCCCCAAGTATCCTCATCTGTTCCAATAGGCCCAAACAAACTCAAGTCCGCAATATCACTCCACCTGTTTTTAATCGGTTCATCACTCGGATAGGCAACTTTCAAAATAGCTAAAGAGTTTACCAAAAAAGGAAAATTAATTTGACCATTAGGAAGAAAAGCAACTTGATTCCAGGTTCCGGTTATTGTTGCGTAAGAAGGAATAGTAAAATCAGGGCCACTTGACCAGTAAGCAACTCTAGCTGTATCTTGAGTGCCTGTTAGCATAACCGTATCAGAGGCTGTAAGCCCATTAGAATCCACTACAGTGACTTTGAGGTTAATTTGTCCGTCTGAGAAATTTGATACCGTTAGAACGGCTGTATTGGCTCCCGATAGGTTGGCTGAACCACCACTGATCTTTTCCCAAAGAACGGAGACAAGTGTTCCGGAACCAAGGGTGATGTTTGCGGTGAATACTGCAGGTGTTCCGACTTCTACGACTTGGTCTGCTCCTGCGCTAACTGTGGGGGGAATTTTAACCGTGTAGTCCCCAATAATCGTTAACATCTGTTCTACATTTCCTTTTGCAGCATCATCATAAGAATCAATAAACACTTTATGGTTGATTGCTATCATAAGTGTTTGAAGACAACGATAAGAGCGAGGCTCACAATCTATGCAACCTCGCTTTAAGTCATTCAGCTTTTCATCAGCTAGATTGCTGAAATATTCATTGCCGGCCTGTACCTGCAACAAAACGTCACTAGGAAACTCAGCCATTTGCTATATTAAATAAAAGTTTGTAACTCGTTTCTACATCTGACTTGTACCTTTCGGTGTTTGTCGCCTCATCGTAATCAAAGCACTGAATAAAAGGCAATGCTTCGTTAATAGCCTCTTCTACGTATTTAGGTTTACAACAACCGTATTGATTGATCAAGTCGCTTAGCATAACCATTACCGTCTCACGAACCTGAGCGTAGTTAGTTGACGAATCAAAGGTGTAGGATGGGTATGTTGCCATATTAGCTGAATTATTAAAGTTTCAGTAAATGTAGAAATTTTATTTCAAAACTAACTCCTCCCTTGTTACGTCGAAATAAATGTTTTGTAGTTGATGTACCCACTGAATCTCGTTTATTATATGCGGCTTTACCATGTACCATCCTAAAAGGTGGTATTCTAAAAATACACCATGCCATCTGTTATTATATGTCGGTACATCTAAGTGTTTTTTTAAAGTTACATCTGTGAGTACAAAATCAAATTTTAATAACCATTCCTCGGTTAATGGTATACCTTCAATCTCAGCTACCAATAAAGGGATACGCTGAAAAGGTTCTTCTTTAAACTGAACAAGCCCACTTGGACCAAATATATTCATCACTGTAACTACCTCGTTATTTTTAAATAAAAGGTTTCCGGTTTTCAATTCGTTAGTTTTCATATCATTCTATTATTAATTCATCTTGTTCTACCACTTTATTCTTCTCCGCAAGCATCTTGCCTTTCAATACCTCAATCTCTTCTTCTAAGCCATTCAAACGTGTCTCATCGAATACTTTATCCATTGTGCGCTCAAGTTCGCTTGTAGTGACTCTAATGCGTCTTATTTTGTCTTTCAATTGATCGGGTTCATCTTTAATCAAATCAAGTTGCCATTGAATGTCGTTGATCATGCTCATTCCCTGATTGGTGTTCACTTGTCTTCCGCTACCATGGATGTTTTCAAAGATACCGATCTCCGGACAAGTATAGCTCAATACCGGATATGGAATCATGCCTTTTGTTTTCTTGCTGTACTTTTCTGCTGTGTGGATCTTTACGTTTACTTTCACATCGTTGATCAGAAACGAACCCATCACGACTCCTGTTGGGCTGTTGATATAAAGCTCCATCAAAGAGTCAACGTAGGTGTCGCAAGCTGTACCAAACTGTTCTGCGTACTTTTCTTTGCCGGCTTGCATGAAGACAAACCTATTGGGGAAGAACTCTTTCACTACTGAGGAATATTTTTGTTGTTCAGCAAGTTCTATTTCTAATTTACCAATGTCTTCTAAAGCATAATTCAGTTGTCTTTGGGTTTGAACTTGTTTTGCGAAGTGGTTGTCTCTTTTCATGCGCTCAGATTTCAAGCGATTGTCAAGCATCAATTTAGTCATGGCATGAGGACTATCAGATAAGTGGGCCATCATCTCATCGAAAGTCATTTGAGCTTCGTCAGCAGCATCTTCCATAACCCTATCTACTCCCTCACCTTTCATAATTTGGTTAATGAACCTTTGTTTGGTTGCAAGACGTTGAAATGCTGCGCTGTCAAGGGTTTTCTCCACTCCGTAGGCAAATATGTGTATCTCTTTGTTTAAGTTTCCCTGACGCTCTATACGACCGTTACGTTGCTCGAAATCCATAGGTCTGTTCGGTGCGTCTACATGGTGAAGACCAATCAATCTTTTTTGAGCATTCACCCCCACTCCCATTCTTTCTGTGCTCCCAAGTAAGAACTTTATCCTGGCAGCGTTGGCATCAGCAAATAATTGTTCTGCTTTTTCGGCTTTGTCGTATTTAGGTTCCGTTAGTATAGCGATCTCGTGAGGCTTTACTCCCTGTGCTATGAGTTTTTGTTTGATATCATTGAATAGGTTGAACCTTGGCATTCCATACGCAGGGTTGGGTATTTGGCAATCTTCGTCTATAAAAGGTTCTTTTGGTTCCGGAGATTGGTAAAGGTCGGAGAATATCATTTGAACAAGTCCTGTCTCATGGTAAATCCTCAATGCGTGTCTGATTACTTGGTTGACTTTACTATTCGGAACGTCTTTGTTTGCAGGACTGAGTAACCGTAAGTCAATAGAGGCCTGTTTAGCCCTTCCAAAGACCACCAAAGGAATGTAGCTATACTTTCTTCTATCCATACCTTCCAGTTCGTCATACCACTCTAAAAGCTCTCTAAACTCCTTAATTTGTAAACGTAGCTCTTCTGACTGTTTAATAATCTCTTGTTTGATCTGGCCCCCATGTAATTTAGGAATCATATCATTCAAATGGAACTCAGCTATATCCTCTTTCAATACTACGTCTGTACATTCCCTAAAAGCTGCGATAAACTCAGGTAAGTTCTGGAATTTAGCAAACCTGTTCTGAATTTTAAACGTACCACCACCTGTTTGTTCTAAAGAAGGTATCACTTGTCCGAATGTCTTAGCGAATTGATCGAAGTGTTGAATACCAATTTTCTTTAAAATATCAGGACGAACATATCTGATCATGGTCCATGCCTCTGCCATCGTATTACTGATTGGGGTGCCTGTATAGACAAGTGTGTTTCTTCCCTCATTATGTTGCTGTACCCAACGCATTTTTAGGAGTGTAGATTGACTCCGATTACTCTTCTGTACGTCAATCCCCTTTACGTTTGCTAATGCGGTATAAATTCCGCCTAAACGTTTATAACGGTGAAATTCGTCAATTAAAAGAGCATCTACACCAAGGTCTTCAAAGTTCAATAAAGGTTTGCTTCCGTCAACTTGTGAAGCTAATTCTCTAGCATTTCTTCTCTGTTCTTCATTTATCTCAATATCACCTAAGTCTTTTCTTAATCCACGCAACTGCCTGTTGACCGAAGCGTACTCTTGAGGCATTACCCTCTTATCGATATTATAAAGAACTTCCTGCACTTCATTAATCTGATCGGCAAGTATTTTCTTTTGTCTGTCCAAGTCATCAGGTATCATATCAAACTGAGAGGCAGGTAAAATGATTGCATCCCAATCCTGATCACGTATCTTGTAATAGAGCTCTGCCCTGTACGCTGTAGTCAATTCTAAGCCTGTAGGAGCGAGGATATTTGCGTCAGGGTATAAATCCATGAACGAGGCTATAAATTGTCCACGTGTCTTGTTTTGGACTACGATCATTGGTTTGGTCGCTTTGCCCAATCTACGCAGTTCCATTGCCGTTGTAATAATAACTAGAGTTTTTCCAGAACCAACAACATGCGCAAATAAAGTGCTGTGATTTAACCCTCTGATGACTGCTGCCTTTTGATGTTTGAGTAAATAGATGTGAGTTGAAGCACCTGGATAATGAACCAAATCTGGAATCACAAAATTACGGGTGACTCTGGAATTAAATATCTCGTTGTACTCTTTCTCGGTGCTCTCTTCAATATCCCTGTTGGCTCGAATAAAAGCCTGGAATTCATCTTGCATTTGCTCTTGCATTCCCTGAGCTGCTGCAGTCTTATCGAGGTTCTTGGTTGTCTTTCCGCTCTTAGTCTCGCTGATCGTTATTTGCTGGTTGTTTAAAGTAGCGTTTAGAATTTCAAGTCCGTTCTTTCCTCCGGCTGCATAGGTCATTTTAATTTGTGGTCCACCACTAAAGTAAGCTGTAGCTGAATATTTGCCTGTCAACTCCAAATACTGAATCTTGACTTTGGTCTTGAACATATCTGTAGCGAACTTCTCAAACACCTCTTTTGGAATCCATGCTGCACCAAGTGAATATTGAATGAAAGCAGAGGGTATCTGTTCGGGTTGAACTTCTTTAAGCTTCTCTACATTTCTAAGGAACATAGGATTGTTTATAGCCGCTTCTTCGGCTTTAATCAACTTGACTCTTACATTACCTGACAGGTATTCATCAGGTGCTTCTAACACGTTGTTTTCAGGGTTGTAGAAGACTAACTCCTCAGCAAGCAATTGGTTCTCCACTTCCTCTGAATCTAATCCTAAAGCTTCTGATATGTAGTCAACATCAATGGTGTTCTTGTAATTCAAGCAATCTCGGACGACTGACTTTAAAGTGATTGGTTCGGGGCTAACGTCGTGATTACCGACACCAGGTATAGGTTCGATTACAGGTTCAGGCACCACCTCTTCCAACTTCTCAAGCGTAGGAATGTATCTTGGGTTCTTTTTGGTTAGCTTTTCTTTAGCCTTTAACAAGAGGTCATAAAATAATTCTTCGCTATGCTTCTTGATATAGCCCTGTACTTTCGATTTTGCAGCCATTACAGCCACTTCCATCGTTGTTCCGGTACTAAGACTGCTCCCGCTCATTCCCTCGCTTACAACCCATCCATTGCCTTTTAAAGCTAAGTGTACGTAGAAGTCGCCTTTGAGTCCCAAGTCCGCTTCATAAGTCTTTTCTATCGGAATCCAATTACCTGTTTCTTTATCCACCACATAAGCCTGATCGCTTGTTCTTTTTTGATTGAGGTAAATTGACTTGGATGTTTTTTGGAGTAATTTGTCGTATAAGCTCATGCTATTTATTTATTCTGTTTTTCCAATTACCACCGCAAGAAGAGCAACGATTATAATTTTTATCTTTAATTGAATATTTACACTCACAAGGTATAGTAGCCAATATAGTTTTGTAATTCTCACCGAAGGAGAGTATTGCTTTTAATACGGCTTCTTTTCTTTTCTCAGTCCAAGCAGGTAGACTATCAACAAAATATTCCAAGCATTTTTCGGCTTCTAATTTTAATTTTTCTTCTTTTGTCATGGTACTAGTTTTGTTTAAAATGGTAATTCATGTATATCTTGGTGATCTTGATTTTTGTATATAGTTTTAGTTGGCTTTTTAATAAACCATTTTCTGTACTCTTTCCATTTAAAAAACCAGACTATTTTTTGGATAAAAACTAGTGGTGTCATTATTGGCCCACAAGCACACGATGATCTCATCATCTTCATAAAAACCCTTCGATTATAAAATAACATCAACCACAAACCACATTCAGTGGCTAAGTAATATTTAGGCGTTTTATGGGTGATATATCCTTGTATAAAATTTACTTTAGGTAAATCTTTATCTGAATAAATGTATTTTCTTTCACTGGGAGTATGAAACTGATATTTGCCGAATTGGTACTTTTTAAGTATCACATAGAAATTAGAATATATTCCAGTTCCACAGCAATGCCAACAAATATCTATCCCTCTATATCCATAATACTTACCCGTACCATCACAAGTATAACAGCTTTTTGTTATGTGTTGATAGTCGTCATCTACACGATCACCATACCTTTCTAATAACATGCTTTTTAAAGCATAAAAGTCATCCTTTGGATACGGCACAGACCTATTGGCATAATGCAATAATGTAGATAAAATGAATTTTTTCATAAAAATGATTAAGGCTTACCCGACAAAAGGAGGTGAGAGTCCAGATGCCGAGTAAGCCCTATTAATGTTTTTAATTGTGTCTCTCACCCCACAATGTTTTACTTACACTTCAAACATAGGAACTATTTTTAAATTCCCACTACTTTATTTTGAATTTCTTTTTTTCCTCAAATCTTCTTGTGCTTTTTTGATCGCCTTTTTAATGTCGGCCGGAGAAAGGTTCTCATCACCAATAAAAGGAGTCCCTTCTTCTTTAACCCCTGTAGCACCTAGCAACCAATCAGCAAAGCCACCTTTATAGTAACCATTAATAAATCCTTTGGAAGCCTTGAAGTCTGCTTTGCTTGGGTTCTGAATAAAGTCGTTCTTTAGCTTCTGTTCTTGTTGACCAAAGTTTGATAGCGCAGATATGTAAGGAACGTTTGTTCTTCTACCAATCAATTCTCCCATAGCACCCCAAGCCTTCTTTTTGTCAGCCTCATTGTCCTCCGCATATCCTTCGTAGAAGTTCTGTGCTGCAGTCTTCACTTTTAAAGCGTCAAAGTTCTGTCTGCTACCAAATACCTCAAACACCGCTTTAACCAAGTCCTTTCCACTTTCATCAGCAGCCAAAGCAAGCGTGATCGGAACAGGTTGTAGTTTGTTGATCAATTTACGGGCTTCTGGATGCTTTTTAAGCCATTTAAGGTAATCATCGTCATCATCTATAGCTTTTAATGCTAGTAACGCTGAAAGTCCTGCAAACGTCCCTATAGCCATCCTTCCATACATCCTGCTTCTTTCTGCATTCGCAGCCAGGTTCTTTTGTAAATCTTTCAACCCCTCTTTGGTAGATAGGTCGATTGGTTTCTTAGATACCCCAACATCACTTCTTAAAAATTCTGTAGGTAATCCGATTTTTTGAAGTCCAAGGATAGTCCAATTCGTTCCCCCTCCAACAAAAGGATTGACAATGTTTTTAGAAAGAATACTTGTTAAATTAAGGATAGCTGCAGTGCTGTAGTCTTTGCGTTTAAGTGCCTCTTGAAGCCTGACTTGAATGAGCTCATTGATCTTACCCACACCGTCTGTAATGATGTTGTTAGACTCGTGACCGATACTTTTACCTGCGGTGTGGTAGCCGGCTTTAAAAGCAGCCTCCATGGTCTTTGCATCCATAGCACCACCATTTACCAAATTGTCTTTCACAATGTCATTAGCCACCCTTAAAACGTTTGACTCCGTAGAACGGATTAACTCTTTGCCACCTGCTTTATTCACGTCTTCTATGATTTGTCTGGCTACCTTTTTACTCTCTTCAAACGACTGCCCTGTCAAGGCTTCTGACACGTACTGTAAGGCATTCTCTTGAGTCATTGAACCATTAGGGTTGCTTGGGTCAGTAAGTATCCTGAGAAGGTTGTGAGTGAACTCTTTTTCAGTCCTTTTGATCTTAAAGAATGAATCGGCTGCATCCAGGTAAATCCTACCGCTCAGTACGGCTGTAGCTAAAGTGTATAAAGGTTTCTTAGAAAGACCATTTACAAAATCTTCAACGGTGTTCTTACTGGTGAACGGATTACCAACACCACCATATTCATCACCACCTCTCAAAGTAATGTCCTGATAAATAATCTTAGATATTTGTGATCTTCTTTGGGCCAATTCTTTCGTATCCCACTTGCCTTTTTTGAAAGCGTCCTGCAACTGAACTTGAAGGTCATTGACCTTCCCGGAAAACGGGTTCTCTATAAGTTGACTCATTTTAACCAACATCATTCGCTGCATGGCACTAAACAGATTCTTAAGTACATCAGAGGTTTTAAAGAACATATTACCCTCTGCAAACTGAACCTTTCTGATCACTCCGGATATCCTGTTTTTAATATCGGTTTCAAGAGCAGCTAAAGCTACATCAGACAGTCGGGTGCCATCAGGCTTCCTCGTATCCATCAGTTGCGCTAAAGACTTGTTTAAGGCTTTAATCTCGTTGAACGCATCCTGACTGATTTGGTTGATACCTAAAGCGTTGTTCAGGATATTCTCATACGTAGCAGGGTCACTGTCGTACAATCCCAAATTATAAAGCTCAGCAAGTCTTCTCGCCAAAGGTTTAGTTTGGTTACCCCTGATCGTATTTCTTCGGTTCAACTCGTTAATTGACTTCTCAATTATACCAGCGTGGATATCGTTGTAATCTTCTTGGAGTTGTTTTTCAAACCCATCAATCTCTGCCTGAGAATACCCCTTGCCTTTGAATGAACGGTTCAGGTTTTCCTTCATCGTATCAAAACTTCCCTCAATACCTGTTAGCTTCCTCCAATCCAGTACATTTCTTTTCTCCTTACCGTTTTTGGTTTTTACATTGATTTCTTTGCCATACCCTGCGTCAATCAGTTCCTGTTTTAATGAAGCCTCTACAGTTGTGGTTTTAACTCCTTCCTCACTAAAACCATTAAGCATGTCTTGACGGAAAGCATCTTCCTCCCAATTCTTACCATGCTGTTCCCTGATTTTTTTAATCCCCAATTCAATTGCATCAGCAATATCCACCCCTGCACGAATAGCCGCTTTAATCGTTGTGATACCAGCGTCAATGATCGCAATAGGAACTCCAATGGAAGCATCGTAGGTTTTACCCCTAAGTTTCTTTTGAATCCTGTCAAGGGCCGCAATAGCTTTGTCTGCACGTTGTCTTCTGGCAGTAGGCATACTCTCGTAAATCTCGTTTACACGCTCCTCTACACCTTTATCTATTGCATCCTGAATATCAGCCTGACTTGCTTCATAAGACTCTTGTATGTCCTCTGAGGTAGCGGCAACAGCACCCTCGACCTTCGCCCTCTCTTCCAGTTGTTTAGGGCTGAAAATAGCCTCTAAAGCCAACTTAGTATCGTAGGCTGTTCTTGCCGCTTGTCTGAATATACCAGTAGCCGCAGCCGTGGCCCCACTTCTCAAGTGAGCAACCGAAGCCGCAGTAGCAGCCGCAATCTGTTTTCTTAATTGCTTGTTCTTCGGATCTTCAAGCAGTTGTTTACGTAAGTTGTTTTCCAGGGAAACTAAGATCACCGCCTTATTCTCGAACGGCATCTTAGACTCTTTTACGTAATCCAAAGTTCCAGTAACATAATTGTCGCCAAACTCTTTTTTGGCCGCTTCTACCACATCTTCACCATGGAGCATACTTTGTTTGAAATCTACAGAGTCAAACTCTTTAATGTCCGAAGTAAGGGTGTCTCCTGTTTCTCGCTCAACATTACTCTTGGTATCTCGAACTTCTTTATTGGGTAGTCTTTTGTTAGCAAGGTCATCGAACGTAGTGGTTTCCTTTTTAGGTAGTTCAGTGGGCTCCTTAACCGCTTCATTCACTACCTCAATAGGAGTAGGTTCAATTACTTCTTTAGGTTTTTCTTGTGGTACAGTCTCCGTAACCACATTCTCTTTCTCAGGTACAGGTAGTTTAGTTTCATTAGACTCTATTTTAGGTTCTACAATCACTTCTTTTTCTTTGACTGGCTCTTTTACCTCTACAGGAGTTTGAGTCTCTTGTACGGCTTCTTTTGGCTTCACAACGCTCATCTCCACCAAGTCAGGTGTAGCCATAAACGTAGCGCCATCTTCCATCGTCATGGTGATTTGGTCACCTTCAATATTAGTTACCTTACCTGTCTTCCCGTTGACCAATTCAACTGTGTCGTCCACAGCCACATCAGTTCCTTTTTTAACAGGTATAATCTCCGACTTATCAGTCTGTGCATTTTTTGCACTAACTGGTTCAGGTTTGATTGCGTCAATCTCTTTACCCAATTGATCTATTTGGGCTTCTGCAACTTTCTTGACTTCTTCACTTGCATTAGGGTCATTGACAATAGATTCGGCTGTGGTGATCTTTTCACCTATCGCTTCTACCTCTTTCTTCTGTGTAGGGTTTAACTTAGCAATTGCATCCTGGGTTTCCTTAGCAATACTCTCAATTGAATTTTGATTGTTCTCCAATAACTGTTCAACGCCTTTCCTTGCATCCTCAGTGATGTTAGGATTTCCTAATTCATTAAGTAAACTTTGTTGTTGAGTTTGAAGTTCTGTGACTTGTTTACGGGCTTTAGGTTGAACTATCTTCCCAAGAGTCTCAATAGGACCAGTCATTGCACTACCCACGATCATAGCGTCTGCTACACCCTCCATCAAGTCTTTGTCCGGATCAGTCGTATACTTGTCTACAATGTTCTGTGCCAATTGTGTTGTACCCTCTTCAATAGCTCCGGTAGCGAAAGGCTTAATCACTTTAGCGCCATTCATAGCTTTATTCACAAAGGACTTAGCAAACTCTTTAGCAGCATCTACAGCGACTTCCCTTCCCTCATTGGTGAACCGGTTAACAATACCCTGAATAGCCGCCTGTGTACCAAACTTTTGGTCAAATATTACTTCACTCAATCCGTTTAATGTAGCGTTGACAGGCTTTAACCATTCCGGTACATCAGTTCTATCTTGTAGTTGAGCGTTCTTCTGACTCATAAAAGGCAAAGCGTTCGCCAGAGTAGAAGTTACTTGTCCTGCATTAGCAATCTGTCCGGCACCTGCAGTCATAGCCATCGTAGCGATACTTGGTGCGCTCTCTGTAATCTGATCTAAAACCTGACTACCTGCTTCACCCCATTTACCCTTACCTATACTACCAACGATATTGTCATCGTACTTCTTGGTTTTAGCCTCGTAGTTTTTAGCCTCACCTTTATAGTAGTCACCCAACTGATCTAACATAGTAAGTGGACTCGAAGGTAATCCATCAATACTTGTTTGTTTAAGGAATGAATCGTAGTCGGTTGCTATATTGGGATTGTCCAAAAGTTTAGATAAAGCATTTTGCGGAGCTGCAGCTACATCATAAGCATATCTAGGTATTTTAAGAAGACCCTCGTATAAAGAACTTAATCCTTTACCTAAATTATTTAACCTGGATGTTTCTACTTCTGGAACGTTAGGTTGTTTTGATACCGTAGCATTATATAGTTCAGGATTACTTGATTGAGCAAAGTTAAAAGGAGTCTGCTCAGGCACCATCATACCTAATGGATTTTCATTTTGAGCGTAATCCTGACCTTGTGGCGCTCTTCTAGTGTTAGGAAGGTACTTATTATTCTTTTCATCAAAAATAGGTTTAGATGGATCAAAAGGCACATAGCTATCTCCATCCCATTCTCCACCCTGCATTTTAGTATTTTCATTGAAGTATTTACTTTCCGTAGAAAACGTAGGATGGTTTGGTAACTTAAACTCATCCGTTAAATGCGCCTCACCTTTTACTTTGGAAGCACCATATTTATTGTAGTAACCTTTAAGGTCATAATCCCCTTCGTAACGAAGTCTTTTTGGTAACGAGGCTTTCCATTCATCAAAACCAGAACGTGTCTTAGGCTGGTTATCAGCCATATTAAACGGCTGATCTTGTGGTCTATTAGGGTCTAATGGATTTCTTCTTGCAGTTATATTTACTTCTTCAAGTTGGCCTGTTTCGTAAGTTGGTTCTTTATCTAAACCAGTTGAGGAATTTGTGCCAGATGTAGAGAGGGGTATATTTTTTTAAAGGAGGTGGCGGCAGTAAGCCATCATCTCCTAAACTTTGTTTTTTTGAAGTGTTTTTCTTTGGTGGAGGAGGCAATAAGTCATCCTCTAAATCTTGATATTCTGCCATAGTTATTTTACGTCGTATCCTTGTGATTTGTAATAGTCAATTAGTTCTTTTTCAGTATAACCCTCATACCCTTTTTTACCAACAAGACCTTTTACTTTAGACAGTGGTACTTGTTTCCTAGTTTGAGGTGCTGTTGATCCTATTTTCATTTTACCAGCAGCATTACCGGTCTTAAATTTAGTCTCAGATATTTTATCTCCGGTAATCTCGTTAATAATTGTGTTTAACTGAGAGCCGGCATTTGGATCATTAGCGTTTATTCTAATTCGCTTAGTAGGAGTAGTGCTTGCTGTTGCATTTACTTTATCGCCATTTACGGTAGTTTTTTCATTAGTAATTGGCGGTACATCTATTGTTAAAATATCCCCTTCCCATTTAACCTTTAGGTTGTGGTCATAACCACGAGCCTTAGCTACAGCACCTAACCTCTCTCCGCTACCTGCTTTTTTATTCAGGATTGCTTTTACCCAATCTTTTCTGTCATAAGTAACTATGTCGTCATCAGACAAACCATCAGCTTTTCTTTTCCTAGCAAGCGCATCATTAAATAAAGCTTTCTCTTTCCAGTTATCCTCTTTTAGATCCCAATCCATTTTAGGTGCATCTTGTCTAGCTACAGGACGTTGCTTAACCATATCCTGAATAGCAAATGCTTTAGCTTGGTCTTCTGGCATTGAAGCAAATTCATTCTCGTATTGCTTATGCATATAAGCCCTCAAATCCCTGTCTGTGTCGTAAGCCATACCATAAGCCAATGCTTGCTGTTTGGGGTCTACAGAACGGCTGTAAATACTCTCAGTACCTGTCCTATTGTTCGAAGTTACCCTTCTCGTAACAGGGTTAGCATATTTGGCTTGTTTTAGTAAATCTTCATCAATATCAGTGATCTTTTTTTGAATACCACTTAAATCCAATTGACGACTCAAAGCCGTAGGGTCTAAAACAATATCCTTACTTGAAATTGGCAATTGACCTGACTTTCGCCAAACCTCTACGGCATCATCAGTAAATTGGTCCCTGAATTTATTATCAAGGAAACGTCCGGAAACATCTTGATGCATCTTGCCATATTCCTTCGACTTATTAACCAAGGATTGTAACTCCAAATACTTTCGATCAGAGTCAGACTGCAATTGAGCCTTGGTTCTAAAGTCTCTTTCTTTTGCTGCTGCCTGAGCTGTACTTCTCCAATCCTCAAAGCCTTTGAAATAATCTTCTTTATCAGCATCCCTTAATCCATCAATTTTAATCTTACCAAGATCATCCTGCAAAGCTTTTTGTTCTGCTGCACGTTGGGCCGCTTGCTTTGCTAAATTCGAAGTATAGGTATTAACCGACCTTGAGGTATCGTATATTGGGAAAGCTCCATTAAGATTTGCGCCCGAAATAGCCATACCTAAAATTTAAATTTATTGTAAAACCTATTTGCAGGAACACCGTATTGAGAAGGAGCATTCATTGTAGCGTTAGGAAGATAATTGTTAATATAACCATTAGACCCAGGTTGATTAAACCCTCCCTGACCTCCACCACTACCAAAAACACCAGCACCTGCCGCCACTTGCCCCAATTGACTCAAATCACTTAATGCCCCGAAAGCATTGGATTTTCCGCTACCAATCTGTTGAGCTGCTGCACTTGCTTCTTCATTATACTTGTCTCTTTTATTCCAATTCCATACCCGTTGCTGATCTTGAGCTAAGTTTGCACGTTGTCCAAAAGAAAACCTTTGATTCTGCATACGGGCATTAGCATCTTGTGCATCAAGTCCCATTGTAGCGTCATTAGAAGCCCGTAGCAGACCTTGAAGTCCAGCCGCAGGGTTTGCACTCCTTGAAAGAGAATTAAGCGCCACAGACTGATTTCTGCCTATATTTTGAAAGGAGCGATTGTACTGCTCTTGAGGAAGCCCTGTACGGCCCATACTTTCAGCCAAAGCAACATTCTTTAGATAGTTCTCGTTTACCTGGGCTACAGGTCTTACGTTATTTCTTGCTCTTCGTTTGCCACCAAAGATGTCGACGACACCAGCGATTCCTTTGATCACACTTGGGGCTGCTGCGGCTGCTAATACAAAACTCATGTTAACTCCTCCTTTTTCTTAACTGTTATTAAATTATTATCGTAATTGTCAATCACCAAGTCTTCTACTTTTTGAACTGCAATAAGCAGATCCTCTTCGCTATCGGACTCCGGATAAATAGATACTGGATGAAATGTGGTCCAAATAGAATCCTCATAAGCATAAATCACTCTTCTGGTTCCAGGTTCCGTAACTCCTAAATATGGGGCTTCCATCACCTCTGTCACTTTATTGTTCTCCAACACACCTACTGCACCCATAGACAAAACAAACGGGTGCTGCATATTATGCAGTTTGCTGGTAAGTATCGTCCCTTTGGGAACAAACATCTCCCTACAATAAACACCCTTCGTAAATAAGTGTTTAATCCGACACTCAACAGGTGTACCTTCATTCACAATAACAGCCTCAATCTGATCTACTAAATCATGGTATGTATTGTGGTTGTCGGCGAGTTCCATTATGTTTTATTTTATTCAAATGTATCAATTAAATCAACGACTTCCAATTGGACTGCTTTCTGAATGAACTTTAATATTACTTAACCTTAAAGTAGCGTTGTTTACCTGAATGAGTTCAACTGTTATGTAAGAGCCTTTCAATACATCTCCGTTATTTATATCGCCTCCATTTGAAATATCTCTTAAGAAAGAACTGCTATAAATCCCTTCAACGGAATAAACGTCAATTTGTACCATACCATCATCTAGTGATGCTTTTAAGAAGTCCTGATCAATCAATTCGCTTACCTGACCTAAAGAAGTCTCCACCCCATTGGCTGTTGTCACCATTAATTGATTCCCTTCATACGAAAGCCCCATATAACTTTTAGGTATCCCTTCTCCACCGTTGGCAACAAACTTAAATATGGTTTTATATTGAACTCCATAAATATTATTCCTTGTCGGTAGACTCGGATCATGCCTATACATCTTCCCTGCCTTGAAAGTAAATAAGTCCTTGAAAAGCGACAAACCGTAATCACTGGTGAATGAAAAGAACGTGGACCACTTGGCTGTTTGCTCACTGAACACAATCGTGTTTCTTTTTTTAGTCGCTACATTGGGAACCGAAGACTTTACATCAATCGTTCTTAGCCATAAGGCCCCTGTAGCAAAGAAGCTCACTAAAGGGTTTGAACCTCCGGCTACAAGCGTCTCCACGTACTGACCATTGGTTGTTCTCAATACTCCTTGTGTAGTACCAATTCTAAGCCTTATAGAGCCTCCGGACAAGTTGGTGATCTCATATGCCACCGTATAGCTTTGTCCACTCACAGGAGAGATCGTAGAGCCCTTCACGTTGATTTCGCCATCGTTACAGGCTTCGTGCTTGGCAACCCCGTCTTCCAGTGTCCATCCAGTAGTCTTAGCGTAGTCTGCCAGTGGGATTATTGTCGGTGTGTTTTGTAATATAGTGAAGCTCATAAGTTTAATTTAAGAAACTGTTATTGTATTTAAAGCCCTATTGTAAGTGAAGGTAGCTATCACCGCATCAGGGCCCGTAGCTACTACTCCACTCCAAGGAGTTACCGCAGGTCCACCAGGAGGGTCAACACTCGGTACGTATGTTCCCTCATCTCCGTTCATTATCATTTTCTGATTAGGGAATTTCAAAGCGTAGTTACCATTTAGTGTGCCGGCTATGCTTGAGTTACCTTTCAATCTATAAATAAACTCTGGTATAGCTGTAGCGTCAGGATAAAGACTGATTAGTTTTCCAATATTAGTTTCATACCTCCAGTTGGTAGTTCCTGAAATAACATCAGAAGCCAACATATAATTGTTTTCAGGTGGCTCGGTAAAAGGGAAGAAATTCTGTCCACTTCTAACTATGGTTCCTGACTCTGAAATACCAGGGGTATCAATGTATAAGAATGAACTTAAAGCGGCATTGTTGTCTATGTCGATAACTAAAGTAGAAACAGTTGTATTAAGTATACACGAAGCATTCGTATTAGCTGCTGTTTGTCCATTGGCGGCTATATCTACCAATGCCATGTTATTAGCCTCAGTTAAAGTTCCTGCAAAGTAAGTGTCCGCAGGAACGATATAGGTATAAAAAGTTCCACTACTGCCAGCAGCACAATTATTTCTTTGAAAAGTGCTTTGTTTCTCTTCGTTACCAATCGATTCTTTTGTTATGACTGTAAATGTAGTAGTATATGTTCCTACAGTCACACTCATGTCAGTAGATGTTTGTTCCATATCTGAGCTATGTAATTGTAATTCTATCGCATCTCCGTTAGTCACTGTCCCTGCGACATTAGTAAACAAACCTCCATTTTTAGCGTATTCCCCTCCAACAACCGAAATAGAAACTACCACATTCAGCCCTGATATATAAATAACCTCAGAAACGTAATCAGTATCTAAATCAACACCATTTAAAGTTTCAAAAGTAAATGCATCAGGAGTGTCGTCAGTCTTAGTCGTTGCACTAAATGTATCGGAGTACCCTCCAATAGTCAAAGTTGCACTTGTAGTCGTATTTGCCACGTTAGAAGTAATCAACTTTACTACTACCGTATCGTCTTGAACTACCGTAGATGGTGCTGAACCAAATGAACCACCGTTCTTAGCGAAAGTACCTCCTGTAATGCTGATTGGTGAAGGGATATTTATTCCGTCTACCCCGATCACATTTGAAGTCACCTCTACATTTAATTCCTGACCAACCAAATCTTGAAACAAGAAAGGAATAGGTGTCGAGTCTCCTGCAATTACCGTAAAGCATTCGTTCTTCACAATCAAATTACCCGCTACCGTAAAACTAAATTTAAACGTCTGTGAGCCCGTGAAGCCTGTGTTTGGGGTAACTACCCAATTTCCCCCTGAAAACGTCACTGTACCGTTGCTAGGCTGTTGTGTGATTGTGATATCGCTTGGGTTCACAGTGTACGGGTCTTCGTAAACCAAACTGTTCTCATTTACCGGAACCTGAAATACGGTATCTTCGTCTTCCTGGATACTGAATACCCTTTGAAGTGTGTAGTTGTCCCAATAAGAGATAATCGATTTGCCGGCTTGTTTAGCAGCTTGAAAAGTCTGTTTGAAAAACTTACTCATCTTACCAGATATGTCTGTTAACCCATTGGCCCCATCCCTCATCGGAACAGAGTTGTTTGGATCTGCAAAACCTACTGAACCATTTGGACTCTCAGAATAACTCTCCGGAGCATTACCCATCCCATAAGAACCAGTATTAGAATAGCGGATTTTATTAAACAACTTATCAGAAAGGTAAGCCTGAGCTTGGGCCTCTTGATCCTCGACGATAGATTGGAATAAAGGAATGTGACCTTCTTTTACTTCCTGAATACAGATTAAGTAATTGTCTCGTTGACGGATCTTTCTAATCCATCCGAAGTTACTTGAACTTTCTCCGTCGTTGTCCCCATATAGTCTTTCAGCATAAAACCTATTCAAAAGATTAAGTTTGGAGTCGATCACATATTTGTCCGAGTACCTAATGCCAGCTTTTCTGATTTTAATCCCATCCCTCTCGTTGTATTGAAATCCCCTACCGTAAGAAGTGTAGTTCGATTTGTAAAGTGGAGAGAAGTTGAAGTCCTCAGCCAAGTAAGTAGTATAGTCGGTGTCGTTTACCGCACTTACATAATCTCTGGTCTGAAAATAAACGTCTCCATCGGTAATCGTTCCGCTTGTTACTTGAGGGACTCCATCAACCACATCAAACTGCTCTCCAATCTCAAAGAATAAATTCTCTAAGTAGGTAGTTTGTCCACCGCTTACCGTTACTCTTTTCTTAGGGGTGTATAATTCAATGTAAATGTTTTTACCAGAAATAGCCGCAGTATCAATTGAGCTGTTTAGTTTAACTTTTAATTCGTAAGTAGTCGTATCAGGATCAGGTGTAGTGTCTACTACGATATCAAATCCTGCAACCTGGACATCAATAAACGGATTATCAAAGTAAACCTTAGTCCCAGAATTGTCGTAGTACATAAATGTCGCCCGATCTCCCTCAGAGTACTCGTAATTTAAAATCGAGCTTGCATTTCTCTCGTTGAAGGTTTTTAGCGGATTGATGTTTAAAACAATATACTGTCCATCGGTACGCATGTAAGCCCCGTTGATATAAAGTGTAGCTTGGTGGGTGGTGTTTAACGATAGACCCCACTGAAAACTCTCCACTTCTTTCGGAAAATTACTCAGTAACTGCCAACTTAACCTCGGAGTAAGCCCCTTGCTTTGAGCGTAGGAATTGGTTTTGAAAATAAAGTCTTTACCTGTAATCACCGGAAGTGGCCTTCCATAATGATCAAAAGGAATAATACAAGCCTGATAAGCTGAATTTGATTTTAATGCATGAATAGAGCTTAGTTGACCAGAACCAACCGAAGAGTTCTCTACATCTGAGTAACCATCCCAATAGTATTCAAAGTCAATCCAGGTAAGTTGATAACCTCCGGATATAGCAGTCACACTAGCGCCTACTCCACCTGGTCCTCCACTGTTACCCATGTTCGTAGCGAACTTCTGTAGGGCTCCTAAAGTGTTATTGTTGTAAGTTGACTCAACCTCATAGTAATAAGTCTTGGTAGTTGTAACCTCCCTTACGTCCTTAAGCACAATCGTAATCTTATCACCCGTCTTTGCAATACCAGAAAAGTTTACATGAATCCTTCTTTTGTGAACTTTTCCAGGAGGGTCACTATTGTACATATTCGTAACCTTTAACTGATTAGGGTCTAAAGGTGCTGTTTCTAATTTTGGGTCGTAGTCATTAACAGTCATTCTTACGTCGATCGCCGGTCTTTCATATCCCTCAGTCAGTCCAGCTACAGCTAAAATGTTAGACTCCAATAATTCTAAAGTCTCTGCTTTTCTTGGAACGTTATCAAATACTGAATCAGTTTCTCTTGGGTCAATGTTTACATAAAGTCCATCGTTGTAGTGAACAAATGAATATTGGTTTGTAGTGGGGTTATAAGCCTCATATACCTCGTTGGGTATATCTATGGCAGTATTTGGTAAAGCAATCACATAAGCCCTCTTAACGCTCTTAATCGTCTCCCAATCCAAGTTGTCATAACGGGCTGCAATATTAATGTCAAGTACCCTATTGGTGCCGGCATCTACCGAAATAATTTGGTTGTTGTTTTTGGTTACATCCTCCCCAATAGCAGTTGTACTTTCTTTAGTTGGAACTTGTCGTTTAGAAATAGAAGAGTAAGCACTTGGTTCATTATCCAAATACCCATACTGATAACGGTACTGGAATAACTTGTTCTTCATTAAGTTCACCACACGCCCTGCGTCGTCTCCATATCTCACTTGTGGGAGCTTTAAAGGTTGAGCCTTAATCAATCTAACGTCATCCTGAGTAACAACCCCTAAAGCGCCAGATTTAAGTCGTTCTTTATTGATATAGCCGATCTCCATATTGGAGTCAGTGAAGATCACCTCAGTACTGTTAGCTAGTTTAATATCAGAAATGTAGTTGTTTACTGTAAGGGGTAAAATGTCTACTCCACCTGAATCGGTTTTATTGGTGAATAAAAGTGTTTTTACATCAGTATCGTAGTTGTACTCAAAGAACTGATGAAACCCAAATGAGTTATAAATGAACGCCAGAATAATTCTTTCATTCTCGAACTTCTCAGCCCCTATACACTTATTTATTCCGGCAGGTAAAGCGTAGCCGGTTATTTCACGATTCGATGGGAGATTAGTTCCGTCACCAAATTCGCTAAATTCTACGCCACTAAGAATTAAATTGAATGACTCTGGAAAGTCATTACTAGCCATCTTTGAGTAGGATGTTTCAAAATCCATACCTCCACCGATAAATTTCTTTAGTTCTTCCATTATGCTTTAGCCACTAATTTTGTCCCGATTCTCGTAGCGATTGCCATTTCGTTCAATACAAAAGGATTTAACCTTACTTTAGCCAGACGTTTCTCTCTGTAGAAATCTTTCATGAAAGCATTTACCTGTCCACCACTGAATTTCTTTCTCTGATCAATTGCATCTTGCCATCTTAAATAAGCCATCATACATTTAGCGGCCCTTACGTCTACAAAGTAATCATCTTCACCCTCTTCATATCCATCACACAAATATTCTAACACTAATTGTGTACCATGGAAATTAGCATCTAACCGAATAACCCCGTTTCTTTTATCTACAGTATATTCGCCCCTGTTTGGTGTACCGCTATTGGCCCCAAATAGTTTCCAAGAAGTTCCATTCAAAAAATAGTTATTGTAGTAAAGGTCATTGTACGAATAAAGCCCTTCAGTTGTTCCGGTAACTTTAACTCCGCTTGTGTTGTTGGTTTGTAACTTACTCAATTGATCGTTCCTTTTCAGTGTCACTACCTCGCCTTTAGCGTTCAGTAGGCCAATCTTTTTATAAGAGATGTAGTCACATGGCAGCTTTACGTTTTTATTAGCCATAACGTCTAAAATGACTGTTTTAAACGTACCAGTAATATCTAGGTTGAACTCTGTCTCTAAGCCGAACTTACCAATCTCAAACAACCTAACGAATTGGTGAGAAGATTGGTCTGCACTCATTAAAAACTGACCAACTATTTTTCTAAGTGTCATGTCCATAATTACCCAGGGTTAGATATTGAATCGTTAACGTAATCTATTGGCTGATTTTTCAAAGGCAACAGCTTACCTAATATTTTATTCATGATCCGACTCTCAAAGTTTTTAGGAATATTCAAATCTGCAGTCAGTAAATCGTCTCCACTTACAGCACCAATCATTTTAATATCTGCAGTTCCCTCAAGCAAAGTAGTTGGCCCCTGAAATATAATTTCGTTCCCTTCTCGCTTAAACATCAATAAACTGCCTGTTTGTGTCTTGTTAATCAGCTTCAAAGCAAACATCTGTCTTCCGGTAACAGGAATAGCCGGCAAACATTTAGTGCCGTTTATCTCTACTTCCGAAATTTCCTGATTATTAGGGAGTGCCGTTGGTGTACTTGGTAACTTAATGTATTTTTCTCCATTGGACCTGACTAAAAGAGCAAGGTTTCTAAACACCGAAATGAAAGCATCATTACTATAGGTACTTTCACCCTGATTGGAATTCTCAAACGCATTCATTGTAGCCATTTCAGCTACTTCTTGTGCGATTAGTTCAGCGAAAAATCGGAGTGATAACGAAGCGTCATCTGATGGAATTACTTTGAAATATGAGTTTCTAGTAAGCTCAGCTAATTTTTTATACGTTGTTGCCATTATGCGTTTTCTTTAGCTAGTTTATCACTCATCTGAATTGTTTGCTGATCTCTTAAATTAAGGCCTAAGTCCAAACCTGCAATATAAATAATTTCATCAATATCATTCTCTCTCCATAAAGGTTGAACTGAATTATCGCTATCATAGAAAGGTCTGTTGTTAACAAGCGTATAAGCCCATTTAGCAGGTGTCAGCGCCTTTAAATAAACTAGCAAGGCATTTGCCAGGTTCTTGGGATTAAATTGAATGTAGGCCTTGTATTCGGTGTATATCGGAAACTCAGCGTTTGGAGCATCATAAGTCGAATTTAAGTGGTTAGCAAGTCTGTCGTCTTCCACCCTGACCACTTCTACCTCTGTTGTCAAATAAGGCGCTCTAACAGCGTCTACATGAAGAACTCCTGCCGGCTTGGTGTATTTGCCATCAGAAGTAATTGATATCGCTAGAGGGTCTGTTTTGAAGGGTATAAGGCTATCTGCACTTTCCTGATTGATCAAGTACCTTTTATATTCGTTATTAAAGTGTCGCTGTTCTGCTCTGTTCCAAATCAAATTGAAATCTTCCGGACTTAAATTGCCGTTGAATCCACTCTTAGTAGCCCTGTACTTTAATAACCTGTAACATTCATCAATAGTTGCCATTCGCTTATTATTTAGTCAAATGTATTAAAAATTAAATTAAAAAATCCCTGACCATTTCTGATACAGGGACTAACAATATAGAAAAAAGAACTATACGTTATAGTACTCCAATAAGGAGTCGTACAATTCCTTTGCCTTTTTATCTCCACCAAGCACCTGACTTGATATTTGATGAGCAACATCTACGTTAGGATTGATTTGCAACCATGGCGTTCCTTGGTAGGAAAGCGTAGTGCCAACCGTAGTGATAAGCCCTTCGTTAAGGCCTCTTAATGCCATGTATTTAATTTTGTGTCTTGGGTCGTTGACAATCTTCATGAAATTATCAGCTTCGGCCTTAGCCCTGGCGATAACATCTGATCTTACATCGTCAATTAGATCAGGATCATTCACATCAATACCTAATGCCAAAGCAACACCAAGCAATTCAGCGCCCTCTAATTTACGAGCAGCAGACTCAGCAGCAAACGATCTGTCGGCAGCGTTACGGATAGCCATTTTAGCTTTATCTGCATCTACCAATTCGAACACGTCTGGAATATTGTTTACTTTATTGGTGTTTCCTTCAAAACCATCGTTTACTTGAAGCGCTTTAAGTTTAGCAGTATCACCAGCTCTAACTTTTAAGAATCCTTTCAAAAACACAATATCGTTTTTACCATCAGAATTCGTTAACCGGTTAACATCCGGCTTAGGATTAACCTGATCTTCTTCCCAAATGCTTGAGTATCCGTAAAGGTATCTCCATCTGCGCTCCTCACCCCGCTCTTCGTCCCATGCAACACCAGAATTGGCAGCGATATACATATGTGGATACGGGTTGTCGTCGATCTCCTGAGTGATGTTATTCACTGGCTTAAGAGACTCGTGAGACTTTAGTAATTTAAACACATATATTCCTCTTTTTGGGCCCGTAGTGCTTACTGTTTCTTTTCTTTTTCCTAAATTGGGGTTGCCCCTTCTTTTGGGTTTTTCTACTGTTTCTGTCATTTTTTCTTTTCTATATGTTAAGTAAATAAAGCCCCCATATTTCTACAGGGGCTTTGGTATTAGTTTCCTTTAACGATTGCGTATTGTTGAGCTCCAATAACCCTAGAACCGAAGTAACCAATGGTTGTGAAGATTTTTTCAGCTTTAGTCGAAGTAGGAGTGTCAGCAAACAAACCGTTCTGAGCTGCATGCCATTTGTTACCTCCGAATGGAGTTTGGTACATCACTGAGAAACGAGGCATGGTGATCGTGCTACCGTTTGATTTAGCAGAAGATGTTTTACCTGTAGGCATAAACAAACTGAACCTGTTACGAGTACCTAAACCGCTTGAACCATATACTTCTTGCTCATTGAACAATCCGTAAGTGGTGAAGTTGTATTTACGTTTGTAGATTTTGAATGACTGGAAGTCACGCTCAAGATCAATACCACCTCTTGTACCAGCAGCAGCCGAATAAACGATTGCACCGTTGTTGAACTCTGTTGAAAGAGAGTTTTGCATCTCTACAGCAGCAGTATCGTCAGACAACACATCGTACTCTTTTGGAGCACCCACCGAGTTTAAGCCTCTGTTTAAAGTAGCCCAAGCAGCAATGTTCCAGGTTGCATAGTCCATATTGATACCATTCGCCTGAACTTGTTTGATTACACCGTTTGAACCTGACTCATCGTAAGGTAGGTTGGTGGTTTGAGTACCCTCAAAGATCAAGAAATCTTTCTCACGCATTAAACGTAAGTTGGTGTCCCTTGTTTGCTTGTAAGTGTAAGAATAGTTTCCATTGATTTGAAACTCGATTCTTTCTGCATCAGACAAATCTCCAATGGTATCATCCGCACGAATCTCAGTACAGAAGTTAGAGTAACGGTCAATGTTTCTGATGATCGTATCTGTTTTATCAGATTGCTCACCAAGATAAATGAAACCACGAGACAACAACTCATCTCCTGCCAATACCGAAGCATTTTGTCCAGTAACAACCGGAGTCATTGCAAACGTGTGCGCATTAGGTGTAGCTTTGTTTGGAACAGCAGATACTCTTGAATCTACGCCAGTACGAGCATTGTGGAATACAAGACCTAAAGCCGGTAAAGATTTTGTTCCTGCTTGTGAGTAAGAACCTGTTCCTACAGTGATCGTTGCAGCAGCGTTGTTCGCTACAGTAACATCAGCCGAAGCAGTAACAAAGCCCATAACACGTCCATGTGATTGATACCATCTGAACTCTTTGTTGTCAGCCTTCTCATCGTCACCCATCAATTCAGATAGCGAAGTGTAAGGAGTCCAACCGTAAGTGTCATAGAAGGTATTAGCAGCATGAATGTTAACGATGTTTAGGCCTGAAATAAGTCCGTAACGGGTTACCGATGGATCTGAATAATTTGCAGGTGTACTATTTGGAATAGTGATAGCCATAATTTTAAGTTTTTAATTTGGGTTAAGGATTAAGTCCAAAGCAATTCCCCAATTGATTTTTGCGCTAACTCAGGTGAAGTCGATTTTTGAGTAAGGTCTACATTTTTAATCTCAGCAATTACCTCTTTAGTTGCTGAGGTTTTCATTTGCGTGGCTGATGAAGCAATGATTTTATCAATATTTTTTAACTTAAGCACATCCTCGGCAAGTTTTGAAATATTGTAACTTCCATCTTCATTAACCCAACCTAACTCACTCGCCAGTTTCTGCGGAGTAAAGCTTTTCATGTAAGCAGTTTGATCAGCCTTATCTTCGTTTGTAATCCTGTAAGTGATTTCCTCATCACCTATTTTGAATTTAAAATCTGATAGTTTTGGCATCTCGGCATCAACCTGTAACTCCCATTGCCTTTGTTCTTCGTCAAGCTGTTCTTGCGTAGGACCTTCTGGTTGATTGCTTACATTTTCTATTTTGGGGAACTCTATTGTTTTTTTAGTTTGCTCTAAAGCGATACGTGAATCCCTGGCATCTCTGCTTAACAGTAATTCTTTGTGATCAACGTCATCATTGAACCGCTCTGCTTTTTCGTAACCTTCCGGGTCTTCTTCTCGATCAATAAGACTCAAGTCTTTTTTTTCTGGAATGTTGCCGTATTTGAATTTAATTTCGTTGGCAATATCTTTATCTGTCCAGCTTGGGTTAGTGATTTTTAGATTTTCCTTAACCACATCAACATCAGACATTGTATTGTAGTCTTTGTTTTTGCGAGACAGGTAATCATACAGCTCGTTCTCTTTACCGTTTTGAATAGCATCGAACAATTGTTTAGAATACTCGTCTTTAAACTCAGGGTATTTCTCTACAATTTTTTCAATTACTTTTTCTTGGATTACAGGCTCAGGAGTAGACTCAAATGTTTTAACCTCAGTAGTTTTAACGGGTTCTACGGTCACATCTTTTATCGGCACACCGTTTACTTCCGGTTCATGCGAAGGAGTCTCTATTGGTGCTGGTGAACTATCCCATGGATTTACAGCATTGTTGTCTGAGACAGGAGCCTCATTAGCAACGGGTGTTTCAGTTTCTGTACTCATATTGTTTTTTCTTTTTTCTATTTGTTAATCAAATGTATATCAATTTTTAATTAAATGCAAAATAAGCCGTTTTAAGCGACCATCTCTTGTTCTTGGGGTAAGTTACCCTGCTGCATCATTTGCTCTTCTTGTTGGGCTTGTAATTGCTGCTGTTGGAGTGCTTGTTGTTGTTCAATCCGTCCTTGTTCTTGCATATCTTGTAATTGTTCTTGCATTATTTCTTCTGTCGTTTGCGTAACTAGGCCTATTCCAGCGAATACCCATGGCGCAGAAGTTTGAATTTGCTGTATGTTTGCTCCTTGAGTTAGCATACCCTCGATAACTTTTGTTTTTAATATAGAGTTAAACTTTATTATCTCTTCTGTTTTCAAGGCCTCAGTTTCTTCTTTCATTAGCGCCATGGCATTCTGGAATTTCTGATCTTCCAATTTAGCATCTCCATCAGCTTTAGCGTTAGCTGCCGCAACTGCCGCCTCAGTATTGGATTGACTCGCAGCCTGAGCTTCTTCCATACGGTCACGTTTTCTTTTACGTTTAGCATAAGATAACTCGTAAAGCGCATACTTGATATTTGTACGGGCCAATTGTCTCACTCTGATTGCATCATCCAAATCTATTGTTTCTCTGTCTAAAGCAATTTCAATGTTTCTTTCCAGGAACTCAGCCTCTTTGTCGTCAACAACTGCTTGAATTTTAACATCAAAGTCGGCTCTCTCTAATTCTTCATCACCCTCAATTCTTACGTACTCTACTTTGTCGGAATCTAAAGCATGGCGATATCCATCGTAATATTCAATTCCATATTTCTTACCATGGAACAAAATAATAGAAAGTAACTCTTTGCAGATTTTAGCCGTACGCTCCATCATGTTTAAGTACCCTAAGTAAAGGTAATTGGTAGAACTTTCTCCTGTTTGTCTGGCTTCTTGTAATACTCCTTTTCCTACCGCTTGGTTCTGGATGTTTCCGGAATCTAAATTGTTAGTCCCGATAATGCGCATCAACTTATCATACTCCTGGTTCCATTTAGACATCAATTGCTCAAGCTTTCCTGAGAAAGGAACATTCATTGGCTGAATGGGTTCTTGCCTACTCATACCTTGTTCGTCAGAGTCAGCTATGCCTTTATAGTACTGGACACCAGTCTGTTTGTAAATCTTGTAAAGATCAAAAGGAGAAACATCTTCCATACCGTCTCCTAAATTGATATCGCTCATTGAAGAAATATCAACCTTAAACCCATCTGGTGCTGCTGCTGCAATAATCTTTTGCTCTTGCAAAGAAATCAACTGCATCATTTTGATCGAAGGTATCATGGTTTCAACAAGAGGCTTATTAGACATCTTCTCGTTGTTGTACATATACGTAACCCATGGCAGCTTAACCTCAGTCAAATTATTTTTAGGCTTGATCATGTTTTTTGACAGTCCCCAATCTAACAAGTATTCGGTATCTACAATCCACACACCAGTGTAATCTACTTCGTATGGTTTGTCAATATATTTCTTTCCTTCTTTTTTAACTTGGACTTTCTTTAATATCTCTTTACCAAAAGAGTCCTCTTTGCTCTCGTAGGTGAGGTTCGCAATTGTTTTGAGGTCTAACTCTACACAAGGAACTTTAAAGTTATCATAAGGCCTTGCAATCGCTGTATTAAAATTGGGGTTCCAATCACCAAACTCTGAATTGGGGTTCCCGTTGATTCCCCGTTTAGACTTAGCAAGCTCGAAAAGCTTTTCCTCAGTGATCTTTTTAGGATAAAGCATCCGGATCGCCATGATGCTCATATCATAGATTTCGCCTTGTATTTGACAATCCCTAAAGTCATCCCAATCCGTATAAGAAGCAATGATATTTTCTGGTTTAGAGAACCTGATTTTAATTCTTCCGTTCTGATCAATGAAAGGCTTAACTTGAGCTACACCACATTCCTTTAAATCTTTGAATATACGCTTTTTAATGACCATGGGCCAATTATTATCATAGAAGATAAGATCAATACCCTGTTCCATAATAACCTCTTCACGCTGCTTATAAGTGAATCCAAACCGAAGGTCTAATTCCGTTTCATCCGCAGGGTCATCTTCTTTGAACTCTTCTACTTGGACACCTGACTCATTCTGCAGCGCCATGATTCTTTCTTTTTCCTTAAGCTTGAATTTCTGATCAGCTTTGGCTTTCTCTCTTTTAGTTTGACTTAGCGGATCTATAGTATTGCACTGTATTTTTTCAATCCTTTGCATGAACCTGTCGTCCATTCTTTCGAGAAATGCCGGAGCAATAGGAATTGGAGAATAGTCAAGGTTAACAACTGACATATCACCGTCCAAATCCAAAATATCTTTAAACTCCTGCATATCCTGTTGACCAGAAGCATACGTTCTATTGTAGTCAAATCTACGTTTACGTTGACTGGCAGATTCCTTCCCGTTCCCCCCGTTCCAATGGTCGTAAGCTGCTTTCATAACCCTTAATCCGTATTCAGGAGAGTTCTTTTCGCTATCTAAAGCTAGTGGGTTTGGATACGTACTGTCGTTAGTCATGTTATAAGAATTTTAAACAAATATATAGATATTTTTTACGCATATCTTTTAGTCCTCCTTAACTCTAAGAATTTCTTCACTTTTACTGGTTCGTTTGATTTACCTGCACCATCCATTCCTCCGATTAAAGACATACCAAAAGCGATCACATCATCGAACTTAGTCCGGTCATTTACATCGTAGTCAATAAGCTGATCAATGAGCTCAGGGAAGTAAATCTTATGGTGGTGAAGTTTGATATACTCATCAATTACCTCAGTGTGTTTTTGTAAAGCGAAAGGATCTTTAGAAGGAGTGCCGTATTTTGTCTTGACGTTTCTTCTCTGAGGATCTACCGTAGATTTAGGCCTCCACATGATGTAATGCTTAAATCCACTCTCAATGAACTTCTCGTAGTAATCATCTACATCACTCTCGTAATTGGCTTTACATCCGTAATACTGGCAAAGAAGCATCACGTTCTTATGGAAGTCAGCTTTGTACCTTGTTCTTTGTGCATACCTCAATACGCAAAATCCGCTATTTTCAGGGTCTAAGGGGTCTCCTTTTTTGTAGATGTAACAAACACCCATTGAACCAGGTCCTGTTGTTATAGTGGCGGCAAATGGATCGACACCAGCAGCAAAGCCACCTACGTTATTTGGCATATAGAGTTGGGTTTCTCTATTCACTACCCTCCGGTTTGATTCGGAAGGTTTTTCAAAGTCCCAAACCATTTCATGATAACCTCTTGGGTCATCTCTCCATTTTACAAGTCCATCGTCATCTTTAGCGAAAGTTACTCTACGTCTTAATGTTTTTGGCGCCTCGTTTTCCAGATATTCTTTCTGCTCTTCCAAAAGCTCATTATCAAATACAGAGTCAAAATTTTGAAGCTGAAATGCGTGTTTAATTTTTAACGGGTTTTTACGCTGTGCTGCTGCTAGTTTTGTACCCTCAAGATTGGTCCATAAAGACTCAATGTATTCTGTGGCGAGCTTTCTATTAGAAATACCATATTCGTCAACAAAAGGTTGTTTAGTTACAGGGTGCCTACCTTTAAAACCAAAGTCCGCAGGAATGAATAAATTAGTTAGCATTGAAGTGGTCATACCCGTCTCAGGATTTAGCGTTTTAATGGCGCTGTCGTCCCAAGTCTTCTTAGCATGTTTACCACCCTTCTTCTCCATTTCCTCGACGGTAGTGGTCCGTAGCGCCTTACCAACTAAATCAGATCCTATCAATAAACAGAACTGGACCACACCCCATCTTTCGTCAGTATTTACCTCGACCGACTTACCAAACTCATCCTCGTAGTACGTATGAAGCTCATCACCATCATAAGCATCTGCAGAAGATGATCGAAAATCTATCGAACTGTCAAGAACCTCTTCGTAAACTTTTTTACCCTTTTTAGTTGAGCTACGTGGTTCGGTAAAGTCGAGTACTGTTGCCGGCCTTGTCTCTCCACTATCCACCGGCTTCAACCAATCTGGTAGTTTCTGCCAGGACTTAATCAGTTTATTGAATACCAGTTTACTATCTGGATTAGTCTTAGATTGGATACCACCCCTGAAATTAGCATTGGTTGAACTTCTCCAATAAAGTACACAAGTACCAAAAACAGTTTTTCCAAACCTCCGGTTCGATATTAAATTACCACCGGCCATGTACTCCATCCGCTCTATTTGCCACCACCAAAGGAATGCTTCTCTTTGTGAGTCAATGAACTTCATGTTTTTCCCTTTATCCTTCCAGTAGTTCAGAAAGAAATAATGATTGGGAGAAATCCATTCTACATTTCCATTGTTGAAAAACCAATAACCATTTTCGAAGCGATCAAACTCTTGGGCCAAGAACTCATCACTTGGTTCTTTTCCTTTGTCGGGCTGTTTAGTATACTGGAACTTCTGGTCAGCAATACGTAAATTGAAATTTGCTATTTTAGTGAAGTTTGGCGGCTTAGGTAAATACACCATGATTTCGCCAATGATACGCTCCCGTTCAAAGTTCTTAATCGCTAAATGAAGTGCATCCCTTTCTCTCATTGTTTTTTACCTAATGCAATATCAGATATATTTTTTCTAATTGTAGTTTTCTCTTCAATTATTTCTTGTTTTAAGGCTTTCTCAGGGACTTTGGCCTCTGGTACATGCAATTTAGGCTTCATCTCTTCCAAGAGGTCTGATATCGTCTTAAAATGCTTTATATCGGCAATTACATTCTTGAATGCTATGAAATGTTTATTCTTTCTGCTACCAAGCATCTGTAACTTTGTTTCATCTTCATCGTCGCCAAGTTTTGGAAGCAACAATATGTCATCAGCCAATATGCCGGCTACATGATCGCAAGATATAATCAACTTTTTGATATTACTTGCCTCAAAGGTCAGCCATGAATTTTCTAACTCTGTGATGTATTCATCTACCTCACTGTTCCCACTTCTCTTTTTTTGGTCTATAATTAACATAAGGTCTTATGATTTGTCGTTTAACTCTTGTTATTGCAGCTCTTTGTCCAATAATGACATCTAGTCCAGTTTTAATTACTTCGGGCTCTATGTCTTCGTGCTTATCCTTAAGGTGTTTTTTGTAAGCACGAAGAAATAATAAGTATTGACTCTTTCCTTCCTCACTAACATAGAAAGCGGCTTTGTTTTGTTTGCCCTTATTGGTTGTCATTATTTTTGTTACCCAACCTTTCTTAACTAAGTTTCTAAGGGATTTCTCTGCCTGTAGTTTTAAGATTCCGTAAACCCGAAGATCAGTATAATTCATATAAGTAAACCTATCACAAATATGAAATACCGCATAGTCAATCAAGTCCATTTTTTTCATCCTTGTGTAAGTGACCATAAAAGCTGCCATGAGACTTGCTTTTCCAAAATTCCTATCGTCAAACATTGCCCACTTTATCCTTATGTACCACTCTGCTCTTAACTGAGCTTCTAACCTTTTTTTGAAGTTAGCTAACCTAGTTCTGTTTTCTTGTACGTAAGAAGGTTTCTCTTTGAGCTTTTCTAATTTTAGGTTTGCTTTTTTAAGTTCAACTTTTAATTTGGTGATCGTCTTTCTTAACTCTTGGGATGTTTCTTTAATCTCTTCTGCTTTTTCTAAAGCAATAGTTTTTACGATAACGGGAGCTTTCACTGTTATCCGTTTAGCCCTTACAATCGGTTCTTCTTTGACAACCGGAACCGGAACATAGAATTGTCGCTTAGGTAACATATTACTTTCTTTTTCCTACAATCTCATCTTCTTTAATCACAAAGTATTTTTGATCATAAACCTCTATAGGGTAATTGTGAACATCAAGGCTTATTACCAAGTCTCCCTCAGCGTAGATAGGGGCCTCTACAGGGCAGTGTTTTATTCTGATGACCAAATCATCCTTCGTATGGGTGAAAGGCGTTAGAAAGATGCCGCTTGCTGTTTTAGGAGCATCCTCTAAGACTTCTTCTGCCAGGTAAACTCCTTTGGGTAAAATAAATTGACCATCCTTAATTTTAAATAGCACGTACGACTCTTCAATAAAGCAAACCTTATCCTCTCCCTGCAATTCGAATAACTCTTCAAATGTTTCATAAGCCAGGTAGTGAAGAAATAAAATATCCCCAACCTCGTAAGGTAAATTGGGATTGGCTACGACTACTCGTGCGAATTGAGGGTTTACCTCCAAATGATTCACGTTTGTTTCTACCCTTGTGTTTTTTTCTTCCGATCCCTCATTGAAGCGCCAAGCTTCGGCTCTCTCTAATGTGACCCCGTTACCAAGATCAAAGAACCTTTTATCTTCTTCATCGAAGACAACGCCTATGTTACTATTTATTGCTTCCATTGCTAAATTTAATCAGGCCCTTATTGCACAACATTTTTAAATCCTTTAAGCACCGGTCCCTATCTTTTGGCCCAGCTACTTCGGCTGCGTGTTTCCTTAACTTCCTTGCGTTTTTTGCGTTCATATCCAAAAAGTACTGAGGTTTGAAGTGGCTTATACCCTAGCAAAAGCCAGAGAAACTTCTCCCCTCAGATTATTTTAAATGACGTTTCTACTTGTTTTTTGATGTTGCATCTAAGGGTATAAGCTGTATCAAAGCTATGGTGAAAAAAGTAGATTTGCAAATGTTGGTTTTTTATTCCCTATTTTTACTCCCGTTAATTAACAGAATCCATACTTTAAAATTTTATGAAATGGGAAACCTTATTCAAGTTACAACCTTCACAAATCCAGCTAAAGCAGAAACAGGCCTAGCGGACTCTGCTGCTCCAACAGCAGCAAAAACATTAGTTATCAGTACCAGTCGAATTATCGCTGTTCAAACAAGGCCTACTGCCTACAGAACGACAGGGATCACAGATGTGACTTATAACTACCCCATAAACGAGGCCACCCTGCAGGTCACGCTGGTTTGTACCGAGACTCAGGCGGCTATACTTGCTCTCGGTAATGCACCGCTAGCCTAAAAACAAGAAAAGCCCTGCGTCGATTGATACAGGGCTTTTTTAATGCAGTTAACTTTTTACAACTTGCCTTGAGCTGCCATTGCAGATAGGTATTGAGATTGAGTCTCATATACTGGTTTACCTCCAATTTGTGCCGGAACCAATGGTTTGTTTACCTCACTCAATTGTGTAGCTGACAAACCCGAAGTATTCGCATCACCAGATTCTAAGTCTTCACGGAAAGCTTTATCGTCTTTGATGATTTTCTTAGACTCTTTGCTGTCGTCAAAGTCTTTCGCTTCAATGTGGCTGTCTTGGCCTTTTGCAGACTCTACCGCAACATCGACTTCATTCTTGTAATCTTCCGGTGTTGAAGGAGTTACTTCTGGATTTTCAGTTTCTTGAGTAGAGGCTTCTGCTTTTGCATCCAATACCGCTTCATCCTTTAGGGGAGTTGTTTCTTTTTTTGTTGCTGTCATGACTTTTAATTTTAGTTTAAACTATTCAAATCTAACAAATATTATTCCGATTCAAAAAGAACAAGCTGCTTGGGCTTTGGTTGGTGGCCCATGGACTTCCATCTGGCTTTTAATTTCTCCGGACTAAGAACCAGGGAGACATAGTATTCTCTCTCAAGTATTCCTTCGTTTGGTTTCATTGGTCTACCTAGATGTTTTTCAAAAGAGGTCATCTCCTATTTATCTTCGTGAATATCGCCAATTACTAATAACCCGTCTTCTGAACCAGTTAAACAAGAGTTGTTTTTCTGAGACAGATCAAATGACTCTGTAATACAGAAAGAACACATATCCCACTCTACCGGAGACTTCCATTCAATTGTTATCAGTTCATTCTTTTTATCAGGATCGTGACCTTCATAGCAGCTTTGGTATCTTGTCGTGGACCACTTAACCACATCACCTTCAAATATTTTGGTTCCATTTTTATCATCTAGTCCCGTCCATTGTCCAATTGTGTTTATATCAACAGCCCAAGAGTGCATCATATTACCTCCTGTCTGATTGAATATCCTAGCTTCGCTATATTCTGTACATTGTACAATTCCATATCCATAAACCCATTCTCCTGTATCTAGGCTTTTGCCCCTGAACATTAATTGTCTTTGTTCCATGTCCTATTCTCCTAATGCTTTAGATACAACTTCTTTTGCTTGAATATAAGCCTTCTCATCGATTAATAATGGGAATGTGGCGCTTAGGTTATCCCAGACCAATATCATGCCTTGTAGAGCTTCTAAAAGCTCAGGGGATGCAGATATAAGATTGGCATTGGCTTCCGATTCATTCTTGAAGATGTCGTTAATCATTTTGCTGTATCTTTCCTCTGATTCATATGGCAGTCGGGCTATTTTGTATTTACCGCCCGGAATTGTGCCTACGATGTTAAATGCATTTTTGGATTCAGAGTGTTTAATTTCCCATGGTCCTTTTGTAAATTTTTGATCTCTCATGTTATTGTTCTTTAGGTTTGCTTTCTTTATTAAATTTTGAAATGTAACGTTGTAAATTTCGAAGATACTCCATCAACTCTTCTAATTCCTCTTCGTCGGCACTAAAATCAATTTGAAGATGCTCTCCTGTCGAATCCTTTCCTGTTATTACTATCCCTAGTTCCATAACATCTCTCAATGGTTCTATTTCATTTGTCTGGCAACAATAAAATTCAATCTTGTGTGGGTTTGGTTCCAATACACTATCTGTGTCGTGTAATTGGTAAATTGTGTTCTTCATCTTGTTTTGTTTTTAAGTTTATTTATCTGTCCTCCGTGCTTGGTAGGCTTTGTCTTGTTCTTTGGTTAGTTTTTTAGGAGCAAAATCAGGAAGGTTTCTTTCAAATTCGTTTAATTCGTATGAGTTCGGCTTCCATTCGATTTTATAAGTCATTTCGACTGATTTTGGTACCTTCTCAGGTAGTTCAATCCTTTTGAAGTGTGTATAGTCGTTTGAGATGAGATAATCGCCTGACAGGTCTATTCTGAGTTTAATCACCTCCATCAGCTTGTCGGCTGCATGGTTGTTGCTTTTAAAAGGATACCACTGATCAATTGGTAGCGTATCCAGGCTTCTTAAAACTTTTATTGCGTATGTCTCGTCCATGGTTAGAAAGGTAAGTCTGCTGTAGGTTGGTTAGAATATTCAGGTACAACAGGGGACGGTTTGTCGTAAACTTGTTCTGAGAATATCGACTGTTGACTTTCTGTTAGCATTTTGTTATGCCAAATCAATACAGGATTCTCTCCTACCTCCGCATGAGACTTATAAGGTAATATTTCAAATCCGGTAACTAAAGCGTTAGGCCGCATAATAATTGGCGCATTAGCCCTAGTAACATTTCCTCCTGTCTCTGTTTCTTTAACTTTGCGGATATGTATCTCTGTGAAAATAGACTCGGTTTCATGTTGAGTTACCCTGTGTATTGTGATAAATTCATCAGCCTTATTTGCGAATATAACTCCCATTTCACTATCCTCTTTCTGAGGCGCTTTCGTATATCCTGTTTTCGTGTCTTTGTTTTTTGCTGCAGCCGTACCTACGTGAGTATTGATATAGATACTCAAATTATTTAAAGATCCATAAAGCTTAATCTTACTTGCCGCCTCATAGTGATAATCGTAATTTCCAGCACCTTTATTTTTTGATGGGCTATCTACTTTCAGAGAGTTATAGGGGTCTATCAAAAGACCATTATATTCTTTTTTAGTCTTTGCTAAAGTAGTAATTGTCAAAATATCTTCGTAATTGAATAGTTTTTCATTTGATTTTATAATATCAAAATGTTCCCTTACCCATTGCTTAGCATATTTGAATTTTTCTAAGCTCATTTTATCAATTGGTTCGCACCAATAAAATTCAATTAGCTTCCGGATAATACCACCAATCTTATTTTCAGAACTAAAAATTAACCATTTCCAATCGTGATACATTGCTGATAATACTGCTTTATACCATATCACAGTAGATTTACCAACGTTGTCAATCCCATTTATAATAACAAGATCCGCTTCTTTAAACAAAAAATAATTATCCAATAATTTTGATCCGGTTGTTAATCCTTTCTCCCAGGTTCCGTTTCTCCATTTCTCAAGGTAAGCGTCATAATCAATATTTGAAGCAAGAAAATCTGTAGCATCTGCGGTAGCATCAATATTTGTTGGAACGTCAATCGTGTTCGCCTCAAGAACATCCCTTCTGTCTCCAAAACCTAGATCGTAAAGTTTTATAGGAACCTCGGACCAATTTCCGTTACACTCAAGGATAGCGTAAACCGCATAAGGCTGATAAGGAGTCTGTGATTCAAATTCTGTTGAGGTACTGAAAACACTAAACCAATTCTTTTCCTCGTCAAAATTACCTGAATGAGATGCTTTGGTGTCACCAGGACGCTTCATTAATATTTTGCTACCCTTTTTACCAACTCGCTCCCAACCATGGTTCTCAAGCAAGGAAACTACGTCTCCTCGATTGTTATAGTCTTCAATAGATGTGAGTCCTTTAACAATTTTTCTTTCAATCTTGCGATCATGGTGAGGTTCCTTTAAAACTTGGTTGAAACTATAGGCAACATTAATTAAAACTTCCCTCTCATCTTTAGTGATGGTTTCTATTTTATCAAAGTCAAGATGTTTAAGTTCGTATCCTTTCGTTGGAGCACAAGCTATATAACCTTTTTCACCTCGTGTTTCTAGTAAAACTCTTGTCCTGTCGTTATCTCTACTTCTGGCAGCTTTCTCTTCACAAAAAGAAATAAACTGATCTTGAGTTAAATTTTCCGGCTTATCACCACTGATTAACTTTGCATAAGTTTTATCATAAGTTTGTTGTCTCTCGTTCTTAGTGGTATGTCTTTCAGCTAGCTTCTTGTTCCCCTCAATATATTCACATCGGTAAATAAAATGATATCCTCCGCTTACTGTAGATTGAACAACTATCTTCTTAAGGATTTTTGGATTTATCTCATGAATAGCTCTTTTGTATTCTTCGTAAAGTGTTTTGGTTAGATCGTATTTTAAATCCAAATCAATAGCCTCAAGGTTACCACTGATGCTTCCACAAACTAAACCGATAGCTTCGGCCCTAGAAAAATCATAGTTTTTCTTTGTGTGTTGCCACTCAAGATGAATTGGTTTCTTGTCAGCCATTACTGGCATGAACTGTAAGGAGCTATCGTTGGTTAAAGGTTTTAAGAATTGCATCGTGTGGATTTAAGGGTTTATCATTTTGTTGTGCCGGCTCTCCGTTTCGCTTTAGCCAAATCAAAGCAGTTTTAGGAAGTGACTTATAATTTTTATTTTTTTTACTATTTTCGATTGCGTCAAGTATATCGTCAATTTGTATCTGAGTATAACCTTTACTTTTCAGAGATTCAACCTCCTCAACAGTTATACTTAAATGATCAAAAAATCTATATATATTATCTTCTTTTATATCCTTTTCTTTTCTTTGTGTACTACCGGATACTTCACTTGTACTTAATGGCTTATTAGGGGTTTTTTTACTTTCATTAGGGAACCCTAATAGCTTATAAAGGTTCTCTTTTGAAATGCAGTCATTATTTCTTTTCTTGTAAGCATCAGATATACTTTGATTGAATTTTTCGTTAAAAATAACCTTATGATTATTCCATAAATCATCATCAAAATCACCAAATTTTACAAGTATATCAATAATATCTTTCAGCACTTGTTCGCTTACCATAAATTCGCTTGACAAATACATAAGTTGAATATCATCAGATAAATCAAGATAGTGATACTCTGTTCTACCTAATTGTTCAATCAGCATAAACCATACAGCATAACCATCATTCTTATACTTTGACCTAAGATAAAACATCTTTCTTCCGTGAGTAACTGTGTGCGGAAAATAATCTACGCTATTTCTTTCTTGCCTAGCCATATCAGGGTAATTTAGTAGTATTACACTTCATGCATAAAACTTGTAGATTTTCTTCAGTATTGCAGAAATCGAATAATTGATTATCAAAACACCGCTTGACCGAAATTATATGATCAATTTGTATTTTATCCATTGAAGAGCACTTAACACATTTATTTTTAAACTTTTCAAATAAATAAACCCGAAGATCATTTTTTTTAATAAAACCGCTTGATGAATTTCTAAAGCACTTTAGTGCATCTTTTTTATCCATGCTTGATCTTATCCTGCTTGCACTTATTTTTTGCGGTAGCCATTTTGGGAAAATGTATCCGTTATTTTTTTGTATACCCGCCATAACTACTTACCGCTAATTAAATGTTTCTCAATTGCTGTACGCAGGGAGTTTGGTTTTAAGTCCGGCTTAGTAAGCAACCATACAAGATAACCCACTTCATCCTTCTCCATCATAGATTCGATTGTACGGCCTTTGTACTTGCCAAAGAAAAGTGTTGTCGGTACGCCTTGTGGGAGATTCTTGATGTAAGCATCACATTCCTGGCAGAATGCTGTTTTGTGAATACCTCTTTGCTCAACTCTATAATTAGAGGAACTACATTTTGGACAGATTACTTGTAAATTTTCCATAAAAATAAAAAACCCCTGAAGGTAGTGAGTTTCTCCAGGGGCAGTTTCTTAATGCCTTTATTGACTTTACGATATTCAGCTCACTACTTCCAAATATCTTGCCATTACATCACAAATGTAAATTTAATTTTCATACTGTCAACATTTATTTTCACTTTCTTTTCTTTCCGAATGCCAATCAAATAAAAATTACCCATTTAAGTGATTTTAAAGCGATATAAGACACTTTAATACTTAGGTCTATCAAATGACCATCAAATAAGATTTCGTCGAATTAAGCTTTTGAAAACAGGCTTATTTTGACGTTTTGGTAGGAATAAGGGATTTCTTGGATAATTTACGATCTATTTCGACAATAAAAAGGCAGCTATCATCACGACTGCTGCCTCAGACTATTTAACAAGTATGCCGTAAAGGATTTGAACCTTTGACTTCCACCTTATAAGAGTGGCGCTCTAACCGACTGAGCTAACAGCATATTTAGTACCCCACCTCGGACTCGAACCGAGAAAAACCAAGTTTCTAAGACTTGTAGCTGTACCAGTTTGCATAAGTCAGCAGGGCATTTGTATTTCTGAAAGGATTCGAAACCTTATTCCGAAGTTCGTAGCTTCGTAGTCTATCCGTTGACGTACAGAAATATTTAGTGTGAAACCAGGGACTTGAACCCTGATAACCGATTTCACAGACCGGCTCCGTTACATTACGGACAGAATCACCGTTACCACCCAGAGATTCGAACTCCGACTAACAGAATCAAAGTCTGTTGTGCTTACCATTACACTAGGCAGTAAAATAACGCAGGTGTGCTAGCCAGATACACTATCAGATCAAAGATCCTGCGGACTCGAACCGCTCTTCCTACTACGTAGCGCAACCGAGACTCGAACTCGGAACCTCCGCATCCCAAATGCGGTAATCTAACCAATTGATATATTGCACTATTTGCAAAGGTTAATGGATTCGAACCATTACTCTAGGTTTTGGAGACCCGTAGACTACCATTATCGTAAACCCTTGTGCATAAAAAAAGCCCCTTGATTTTTGTCAAGAGGCCTAAATAATTTTATAATTAAAACTACACAGTAAACCGCTCGACAATAATGTCAAATTGATTGGGCCACTGATGTATGTTTAGTAATTTCATGATGCAAGTATAAGACAATTATTTTAATCCAGCCAAATTTATTTTTAAATGTGAAAGTCCGGAGTACCAGTCCAGACTTTCTATGAAAACAAAACTAACGAAATAGCTCAGACAGAACGTCCGAAACATTTACCTCGCAAACATACGAAAAGTTTTTAATTTGCGAACAAGCGTTAATTTAAAGCAATTAAAACCATCCAAAGGATTATCACCTGATGGAAGTACTGATCGGCACCAAATACGACCCAATGCCAGACTTTAGCCGGCTGTTGGACCATTGGTATCCAAATATTAATTCGGCCCTTTAAAACGTCTATAATGAAGTGAGATAAGACCTGCATGCAGACTAACCATAGCGTTGTTTCAGTTTTGACATTGAAAAGCAGTAGAGCACATCCCATTAAAGTCCCATGAGTACAGGCGTGGATAAAGATAGGCCATAGTGGTTTACCAAATCTTTTTGCAGCAAGCATGTATGGTCGGCTTAAGTGTGTGTAGTCAGCTAGGTAGTGGCAGAATAAAAGCACTGCGGTTAGTAAAATGTATTTCATACTCAAATATAGTTTTTAAAAGCAAAAGCCCCAAGATTTCTCTCAGGGCTTCCAAAGGTGTCGATTTCGACAGGGTTATACTTTTTCGTAGTTCTCGTTAAAGAAGTCTTCCTTTACGGGCCAATAATGCCATCCAAGAGCTTCTGTGTATCCTTTCACTATGAAATCTCCGGCTGATGCTGTTAACTCCCCTTCTTCTGTTGGAATAATTAACTCCTGACATTCACTAGTTCCATTTTTGTTGCACATTAATTCTTGAACGCCCATAAACTTTTCTATGACAGCAGTAGAAAAGTCTCCTCCTCTAAACTGAACTGCGTCAAACTCTTTTGGTATTCTTCTGTATTTAGGCATCTTAAACCAAATCTAATGCTTGCTGCTCTACAAACGATCCATACTTCTGATTGGAGTAATATAGCCCCGCCTCAGAGATCACTCTTTCTACGACCTCTGACAGTACTGTAATCAAAAGATACTTGTCTGGTCCATCCGCTTCCATGTCAATGATCACCGACTGCAAAGGAACAACCTCTCCAAGCGTAGTCGTCTTGCTGCCGATCAACTTGATCTTCGTCTCTTCTTGGTTTAGAATCTGCAGCTCATGAACCGTAATGCCGGTGAAGATTTTCTCTTCCAGGAACTCTCTGCTTTCGTACCAGTCCTTATTTGTCGTCATGATAGGGAATAACTCGGAACTAAAGAGTAAGTGCGGTATAAGGTCTACAAATGCGTCTGATAAGTCTTTATGTGGTGGCTTATCCATGGTCAATGCCGGAGCTTTGGAAGTCAATACATCTGAGCTACCTAATGGGCTTGTTTGGGTGATTCCAAATACTACCGCCTGTCCGCTCTTGTCGAGCTTTACTTTGTTGAATTTTGTTTTCAAAATGTTAGTGTTTAAATGTGAAATGTAAAATTAATAATAAATTATTCTGATTTTTAAGTTTTGTTTTTTCGCTTCTTCAATCATGTTAGCTGTTCCTTTACTTTTACCATCCCAAAATGCTATTAAAGCATCTGAGTATTCTGCCATTTGTTTATTCCGCTTGGGACCTGCTGATTTACCATGCGTATTCCAGTCAGCAGGGAATATAGTCAATTTGCAGTGCCTGACAGTAGCTGCATACCATTCACCTAAATAGTCAGCGCCATACTTTTGTCCTGTTTCTTTATCTACAGTAACTTGTCCTCCTGAAACTATCTCTACTTCTTCACCTTGATTGAACAATATTTTATCTAAGCTCTCCATTAGTAAATCAATGTCCTTAAAATCTCTACCTCCTGCTATTATTACTTTCATTTTTAAGTGTTTCTTTATGCTCCTCAAGGTCTTCAATTTCTTTTGTGACCATATTATAAATTCTCAAGTCAATCCCTAGTATTTTTGATATGCCAATAGGAACGGGACCGCTCATAGGAGATTCGTAATCCCAAATATCTAACTTGCATTTATAACACCAGATATGTCCAGCGTATTCACTCCAATCACATTCATTGCTACCACATTTTGGACAGACAATCTCGAAGTGATTAGGCTTTTGAATATAATGCCAGGTTCTTGCTTCTTTTTTAGGGTCTTCCATTATTTCATTGTCTTTTTGTGTTCTTCTAAAAAATGTATTTTGTAGTTTTTATCTGGAAGAGGTAAGGTATACCCAAGGAAATTAATTCCGAAGTCCCTGATCTGTTCAACAAACTTGGCCCCTTCCGCATCAGATAACTTGCTAGTCTTTTCAATGTAAGTTAACACTTCGCCTGTGTCCTGATCGTACATGATGTTACCCTGTTTATCCAGCGCATCCCTCTTCAAGAATTTAATCTTCATCATCATCTTGAAATCTTCCATATCCATACCACATTCTTCTGCAAGATCATGGCAATACCAGTGGATGACACCATTCAATTCAAGGCTTCTCTGAGGACTATAGTTCTCAATTGTTAGTCTTAGCTTGGTTCCTGCACCAAAGTCGCTTATAAAGGATAAGAATGATGGCTTATCCAACATCCTCAAGCCAGTCAAGTCGTCACGAACGAAGGCGATTGTTTGCTTTTTCATCTGTTGTAGTCCCAATTAGTGTATGAGAACCAAATACCAAAGAATTGAAGGTTAAAATCAAAACAGGTATCCTTTAAATTTCCCTTCTGAGCCCCATTGTTTCTTAAGCTGAATTTATCCCAATGTCTAGGAACAAATCTTAATGATATAGATTTGCTGCAATACTTCTTTTTGCCATTAAATCTTCTGCTAAACCAAATAGTCATTATATCTCCTCCTTTAGCTTTAAAATAGAATCTTTTGTGGCCTCTAACGTAAATTGGTTAACCTGCCTCTCTGCCGCCAGATCCAAAGCCTGATGAGCGTAGGCTTGCATGGCCTCAAGACAATTGTTTACAGATATGTAATCTGCGTCTCCATTGGTTTTTTCGAATAGTATTTCTATTGCTGTTTTCATATTTCAATTTTAAGCGAAAATATGCCAAACAAAACCATTAGACATAACAACAGTATCCACGAAATTCAGACTGTATTCACCTACAGCAAATTCTATAGGATGACCTGTGCCTACTATCATGATTTCTTTTGGTTTGTTTGCACACCTTAAATCAACAAGGGCCCACACCATCAATTTACCATCCTGTTCTTTGGCCGACAATAACCTAGCCCCAATAGGCATGTCTATTTTTTGGCTGTCTGTGATTTTAAGTTCATACTTGAAAATCCTGTTTTGAATCTTACTCATAGTTTTCAATTTTAAAGACCGAAGCACTACACTCCGGTCCAATGGTTAATACTTACTTAAAACATCTCCCTCTTTAATGATCAAGTACTCCTGATCTTCAAAAGTAACCGCAGTAAACCCATGCTTAGGATACAATACCCTGTCGCCAATCGATAGCTGCATTTTAAGCCTTTCTCCCTCACTATTCTGTCTACCTGGGCCTATCGCTACCACTTCTCCCCTTAAAGGCCTCTGAACAGAAGTATCAGGGATATATAACCCACTCTCCGTCTTGTTTACGCCCTCCTCCGGCTTGATTACCACCCTGTCATCAACAGGAATAAAATTTAGTTCACTCATTTTTTAAAATTTATAGTTTTTATAAAATTGTTCTGTTAAATACCCAATCGCATATGCATACGCCTCATCACTTTTGTTGCAAAGGACTATTTCTATACGTCTGAACAAAAATTCAATAGCATGAAAAATTTCATGAGCCAACACACCATGCATTTGAGGTGTATTTTCAAAGTGATTGATCCTGACTATTGTTTGACCTGAGCTTAATCTAACCGTTCTTGCAGTCCCAGGAATACTATTCTCCATTTTAGGTATCGATGTGTCGGTCATAAATTGATCAAAATGCTCCGGATGTAGTTTTGATTCAATAGACTTTTTAAACTGTTTATCAGTCTCATTTATAGAGAACATAATATCAAACGGATACACAACCATTGGTACAATAAAATTACTTCCCATAATTCTCCTCCATATCTAAGTCCAACGGATCTACGGGCTTTAATGAAGTGATCATCTTGCCCGAAAAAGCTTTATGAAACACCACTTTAGGTATAAACCTGGAAGGTATATCAAAGTTCACCTTTGTCTTGATGTTCACTAAAGTCCTCCCCACATAATAAAATGGGTAGAAATAAAAGAACTTCGGAATCAAAATAGCCTTACCATTCAACAACTCCTGCTGCATCGTATTGAAAATCTCTAATCCAATAGCCCTCACATCACTCAAAGGATAACCCGTCTTGCTGCATACTTTTTTGAACAAAATATCCCGATTTGTTTTCTTGGACTTAGGACTGTAACGCTTTGTCTGTTTATTGAACATCATTAAAGATTTTAGCAATGTCCTCAGATGAATATTTAGGCGCATTAACATCAGGACAAACCTCATCCAATACCTGGTCCGACAACTTGATTACCACACCAGCCAGTTTCTTACGCTCAGCAACGCTTAACAAGCCTCTCCTGACACCACTTACCTCATCAGTGAACTCTTGTCCAGCCATAAAAGATAAGCTGTCTATGAGGCTAATTTTGTCGCTTATCGAAATGGTTTTCATTTCCTCTTTAAACGCTTCAAGAGGAAGACTCCCATGCTCAACGAAGTAATCATAATATTCTTGACCTGTCTTCGGATACTTGTTTTCGTGTGCCTGTTCAGGCGTTTCTTGATTTTCCATATTGTTGTTTAAGTCATTATAAGTAATCGTTACTCCATTTTTAAAGTTGTTAGCGTAATATTGCTCAACTGCATCCTTAAGGTGATATCCCATAAGAATTGTTCCCTCTTCAAGATTTCCATCAAAGTCTAGGAAATGAAGATTAATCTGTTGGTTTTTTGGTATTTCAACAATTATTCTCCCACTTCCCATAATTGTTTTGTTTCTGTGAATAGAATACTTACTCCATATAATTGGATAAATAAAGTTACCGGAACTGGCTTTAGAGGTTTGTTTTCTTCCCATATAGCTGCAGTGTACTTGCAACACACAACCAAACTCGTTTCTTCATTATAGGCTTCAATATCATCCCTATACTCGTTAATCGTTTCACGGTCAGCAACCAATTGGGCTGTACTGATTTTTAAATGAGATAATGTTTTAGCTAAACTTATTAATTTTTCCATTTCTATATTGTTTTTAATTTTTCTATTATAAACTCAGCCAGGTCATCTTGAATAGCTGCAGCCTCTGATTCTTGAAGATTCATACCGCCAGTACCAGTTAGATATCCCCACCCCCTCATCAACATAATAAGCTTTCCATCATTCAAAATATCTCCATTTATGTAGGATAAATTGTTAAACCCAAGATCATTCCCTACAATTGCATATCCGTTGATCAAATCAATAATTTTTCTTTGAATTTTAACATTATCTGGGTCCGACCCCGGAAACTGTAGCGTCATATTGAAACTGTTATCAAACACAAATTTACCCCAAACATCTAATTGTAACGGCAATTCAAATGCTTTTTCAAATAGTCTTTTTTCCATATTATTTCTTTTTTCTTGTTACTTCATACTTGCTTCCTGGCAACACCTTGAAATTAGTCTCCTTACTAGAAAATTGAATATTAAGCATTATTTCATCCATACGCTCTTTATCCGTACCACTCCAGTAATAATTAGGATTAACCTGGTATGTACCTTTAGCCACAGGCAACAAAAGATTAGCAACCTTTAACCCATGAAACGCATTATTCACGCTATCATCCTTGTAAGTCTTCTTCTCACCATCAATTATCAAATCCTCGATAAACTTAATGAACATCCCACGAACGTATTTGTCATTACGGATAATATTCTTCTCGTCCATTTCTTCACTAACCCAATCCATAAGAACTCGTTGCAATTTACTTAACCCCAAAATCAAATACAAGCAGTTATGAAACCTCTTCGTTCCAGACATCATTATCTCAACATCCTTAACCGTAGGCATCAACGTCTCCCCATCCAAATGGTGACCATCAATATAACTCACCTTCTTTACTTTTTTATCCATAATAATCAATATTCCGTTATTGTTAATCATTTTATAAAACGAAGATACGCTTATTTTTAATATTACCAATAATAATAAAACTAATTTCCGTAACCATCAGGGCGGTTATCACGTAATCATCACCCTGATGGTCAACTTTTCTAAAATATTATCAACTATTGCGCACATACTATTTAAACCCAATTTATCATTTTTTAGCTTCCCTTAGAATCCAATGAGCTTACAGAAACCTTTACACCAATAAAAATTATAAAAAAATTTTACACACACTTGGAAGCAGGATTACCCCTCCCGAATAAGCCTGTGCCCTGGTCAAAGAGAATCGTTTGCTTTTGATGGGGGTGGCTTGATTTGCCAAATGATATTGGTTTGTGTTGGGTGCTGTGCCTTGCTTGTCGTTCTAAAGTAAATGCAATGTAGTTCAGTTTGGTTTGATGGGTTGGTGTGTACTGACGCTTAGTTATAGTGATGTGTGCTGCTGCCTGTCAAGTGAAGCGATTACATAGCTTATAAGGAGTTATCTCATTAATATAGTCTAGTAGTCAAGGCACACAGTTAAACTGCCTTACAACTCATGGTGTGACCTCGTAGCAAAACGGCATTTAAAGTATCGTGAATACACTACGCCCACCGTATGGAGACAAGTTTAACTAGACAAATGAACATACATTAAAGGCTACCTAACAAGCAATCAACCTAACACCAAAGAAACACCGTTTAAACAGCAAACAACACGTATTCAAGGGAATGAGATGAGGGTTATCCTCTCTTACCGAATCTCTTTTATGTAAACTTGCTTGACATGTATTAAGTTGTGTATACAAGTTTGGTTATTTAGGTGGTTGTATATACAAGTTGTTTTGGTTGTATTGTTTGGTTTTGTTACGTATAATGTATTGGTTATTGTTTTGGTGTGTTGTGTGGGTTATATGGTGTGTTATAGTTATAATGTGGTTTTGTTCACTAAGGAATCGCTGATAGAGGGGTTCTGTTCTTTCTATGTGAGTTAGTGCTCGATTTTTTTTAATAGTATAGTTATTGTTGTTATTTGGGTTGATTTATACTTGTTTGATTTGGGGTTAAAATGCGTTAAGTGCTATTGTGGTCTATCTTTCTTTTTGATATACCATGATTTAATTGGTCTAACATACTCATGTGTATCTCTCCATTTCTTGCCTCTTTCTGCTGCGCATATTTTGCACGCTCTCCATGGTGTTGATGTTTTAGAACCAGACTTTCTCCAATGGGTATTTTCTTCTGTGTATTCGTGACCATTAGTGCAATGTGTTTTAGCGGAGTGACCGTTAAAGAATCTGCCTCGTTCCATTTTATCCTCCATGTTTTGTTTTGGTGTTCCAGCATATAAGTGTTCAGGGTTCACGCAAATTTTATTATCGCAAGTATGACAAATAAATAGTCCTGTTGGGATTTCTCCTTTATGAACGATATAAGATACTCTATGAGCAAAGTTGTTTTTGCCTCTAAAATTTAATGCTCCGTAACCTCTTCTTTTGCTGCCAGTCCATTCAATACATTTCGTATTTTCATTTAAAATAGACTTTTTATCTAGCTTTTCTTTATATAATATTAAATCTTCCATTTTGCTAATATACGGCTTTATTTAACATAACACGTATGTGAGCATAAAAGTGTCCTAAATCACTTACAGGTATTTATACGCGAAATTAAAAAAGTCGTGTCTTTTATTTGGTTGGTGTTGTTATTAGATTGATATTTGATTCAACAAAACAGATAGGCAACTGTATAAAGGTCATTCCGCAACGGGCGGTATTAATACCCGATAAGGAAATGCATTCCGACAGTCTAAATGTGCATTATATAAGCCAATCTAGCTTACCATTGTGGTGAACTGTTACAAGCCAGTATAAATAGAGAGTAGCTTAAATTGTAAACTTAAATCATTATGAAAAACTACGAATTAACAACCAAAGAACAGATTATATCTCAAATATTGTATGGTGATGAGGGTCAGCTTCAAGATGATTTTAATGTTATCGCTAGTGCAATTAGCTTAGCTTACAATCAGCATGCAAGTGAAGAAAACATACGGGAAGCCTTATTCGAAACTTTAAACAATAATATAAAATCAACTAACCATGACTAGCAAACGGTTTAACCTCGTCTTATTAACAGCATTCGTTTTGTTCGTTGTTTTATTAATCATTACTCATAATAATATTCAAAACTTACAATCATGAAATACACAGTAACAAACATTGATGGAATTGAGAAGCAATTTAGTACAGATGCCGAATTGCTTACTTACACAAAGCTTATCTACAGCGAAAATGAAGATGGTCAGCCATACCCTAGTGAATTACATTGGTCGCCTGAAACTATTCAGCAAGCTAAAGAATACCTAAATGAATATTGTGATAACCTTGATTTAATTGAGAACTAATGAAAGACCTATTCGAAACACCCGATTTAATCCCTGCAAATGTACAGGCGGTTTTAGCTGACTTAAATGAGGGCGCAGACTACAAACAATTACAGGACGTTTTAAAGCGTTGTGAAGCCCTCGGATATACGTTTGAATACTATTTAGACGCTGAGCCGTTCGGACTCGTTACAATCGCTTACAAGTTGTTTGAGAGCACAGGACTAGAGTTTTATACGAGTACAGAAAGAAACGACGAAGGTTTATCTATCTCTCATGAATTTGAATATGGGGTTACGCTTCGTGTTTGGTTCCCGACTAAAGAGTTAAATCACTTTACCGTTGGTTACATGGATGCAGACGACACCGATTGGCGTTATATGAGTAATGAAATCGGGAGCGAACGGTTAACATTAACACAAACTATTCAAGCAATCAATAACTACAAAAACAATTAACTATAAATACTTGCGATTATGAAAATTACTATCAACAAATTATCAGACAACAACATCAAATCTTCTTACAGAAAAGAAAATCACTTTACAGGTTCACAAACTATCGTGTCTTTTGATGCTGACAAAATAAACGACTTTGCGAAGGGCTTTAGCGAACCATTATCAGTTAGGTTCTATTCTACTCAAAGTACTACTTATTGCTGCGTATGGGGAAGTCTTAAGGGCACTCATTTTAACGGTAGCGGTAAAGCAAGCGGATACGGTTATCACAGAGAAAGCGCAGCACTTTCAGAGGCATTGACAAGCGCAGGGTTTGAAGTAGATGGTTTATCAGGCACAGGACAAACAAATGAGGCTATTACAAAAATAGCAGAGTTACAGGGTTTAAGCACTTATACTATCGTTAGCGCACATCCATAATTAACCCTTCTAACGCTCTCAAACTAATTAACCAACACAATACCTATCAATTAACAGAAAGTCGCTTAGAAGTGATTAAAAATGCTTTAAGGGCTAAATAAATCATATTAACATGAACACAGAATTTACAACTATAAGCATAGAGGGCTTTAATACTTCTTTTGGCACTGAATTAACAAAAGATATGGATTTTAGCGAAGCCTGCGATAATATGGAAGAAAATGGCGTAAATCAATGGTACGTATCTTTAGATAAAGAGGATGTTTTAGAGGACTATAGAGATAACAGCGAAACAATCGCTAGAAATATGTACACACTTGAATTTTACTTCATCGATAATTTAGCAATTTATATTTCAATTTACTAATACTTAAAGTCAGGCGCAGACCATAACAGGCGCAAAAACAACATGAGAACAGTAAGAACTAAAGTTTACAAATTTGAAGAGTTATCAAAAGTTTATCAGGACAGAATAATTGAAATGTTTAGAGATACTCTAGAGTTTAACTACTGGCAATTCAATGAGGATGCCGAGCAAATAGGGTTAGAGTTAAATGAGATAGATTTAGATAATCACATATTAAAAACTACTTTATCTAAAACATTATCGGACAGTATCGAGGCGGTTTTAGTTAATCATGGTCAAGAATGCGAAACGTACAAAGTAGCATTTGAATTTAAAAAAAGATTAGACACATTAAACAGCTTAGATATTTTAGACAGATATGAGGGCGACGACTACGAACTTATGCAATCATACAAAAGAGGTTTATCTTCGTGTTATTTAGATATGCTTCAAAATCAATACGCCTATGAGATAAGCGAAAAAGGTATTTTGGATATGATTGAGAATAATGAATATGAATTTTTATCTGACGGCAGACTTTATTAATATGAAAACTTACTCACAAAAAACAGCACAAGAGTTAAAGACAGAATTAGAAACTGAATTTAACGGTAATATAGAAGCAATTGCCGACAATTACGGTAGATCAATTGAATTTATCAAAGCGTCTATTAACGAAGATATAAGTACTTATCAGGGTTATGATTGGTCGTTTGTAAGGAACGATAGTTATTATGGTAGCGGATATATCATTGATAGCGTAGATACAGGCGGAGAAGCCTTTATAACGCTTAGTAAACTGAAAGAATTTATTGATAACCTTAACCAGTACAACAATGACAACTAGCAATGTAATTCCGCAAATGATTAAGGGCGAAGAGTTCGCTCACTTTCATGTATTTACAGATGGAAACGACTTTCATTTTCCAGTTACAGAAAGTTACAATAAAGCTAGTTTTGAAGCATATAATTGTACGGATAAGTTATTCAAGGAGGGCAAAAGAAACATCCGACTATACTATGTTAATGAAATGAAAGACCCTAGAGACGGAGAAATAATTCAACTTGAAGAAACCCTATTATTTGAACTTGGCAACTATCCATCATGAGTAAGAAGATTAAAATCTACGCCATTTTAAGACCCGAAGAGGACGCAGACAATGGCGAGTGTAAGCATGAAACACTTTACCGGTTTTATTACGACACGAACGAAAACTTCTTTGTAGTGATTAATGGGAGGGCGATAGAGGAAACGTCTACAGCTTTTAACTTCTTAACCGTACAACCTTAACGACAATGAATACAGAAACAGAAATAACTTGGACTTTAACCGATTCAAGCACCGAACAATACGGCAGACAAATATCTACTGATGTTTACGAGTTTAAAGAAAAAGACTTTGAAGGTGATTTTGTTCAAATGACAATTGATCTTAGCGAGTATGATAATGATTCAATGTATCATCATGTTTGCGCTTATTATGGTTACGCAGACTTTGAAGAGTTTTTAAAAACAGATGAAGGGCGCTGGATAATTGCAGAATGTATTTTTGAATCAATTAATGGAAATTATTAATCATGGAAGAAGAAAATAATAAATTGATAGCTGAGTTTATGGGGCCTGATTATACCAAAAGACAAATTCCTGATTGGGCATTTAGTAAGTATGATTTTGATACATTAAAATACGGTGGGTATGACTATAAAACATCTTGGGATTGGCTAATGCCTGTTATTGACAAAATAACCGATATGCCGGAATATCCCAGATACATAAGTGAAACAGCTAGTATTGTTAGCGATGGAGGTATTTATCTAAATCCAAGATACATAGAATGCACGTACGATGATACTGTTGATTTTATTAAATGGTATAACCTAATTAACTCTTAAAGCCTATGTACACACTAGCATTTTTATTTATCATTGGATGGGCTTGGCTTATCTATGATGCAATTTTCAATACAAAAACAATTGATTCAACAGACGAAACATTTTAGAACATGAATCCAATAACTGTATTAATCGAAACTTCAAAACCAAGCGGGACACAAAGACCTGCGACTATTGAAGAAATAAAAAACGGACTTAAATAACAATCACATGAAAACATTACTTCTTACCACCCTATTAGCTTTTATAGTACTGACTACACAAGCGCAAAAACAGACGAAACTTGTAGCGGATGAAACCAATTTGGTCACGCTCAAGACCTCGTTTAAAATTGAAACCTCGAACCTGGAAATCTTTAACCGGATGCAGACAGAGTTGAAAGAGATCATAACCAAATACTCAATGTCTATTAAATCTGACAGGCATGGAAAATATCAAGTGTTCTCTATTCCCTTTAAACCTGAGCATCTAAATAGAGTTAATCAGTTCTTTGAGAAACTTAATAGAAAATCATGATTCAATACATAAATCTAATTTTGAATATCTGTATAATATCTTACTTGATTAAGCCTTACTTCCCATTTTATGTAAGTATTGACAGAACAATGTGGATGCGTAAACTTTACGCTATCCATTTAATGTACATTACCCATAAAGACAAATACTGTACTAGTTCAAAGGGTATTTTTACGATTTTCATTAGAAACCCTGACAAAACGTTAAAATGGGATAGCGAATGTTTCCACAACGGTAAATTTAAAGAGAAGCTCAATAAGGCATCTTCAAAATAATTCAATCGCAAGTTGAAACCCTAATCCGCTGACTGTATTAATTTACGGGGCGGATATAGGGCGTTGAGAGCGTTAATTTAGATAGCGGAGGCACTCGGTCGGATGATCTCCTCCGCTTTATTAGATCGGCTTAAAAACAGTCACAGAACAAAACAACATACCATGCAAAGAGAAAAAACAAACCTACGACACATCACAAAAGAAGGTCAGAAAATAAGAGTTACAAAAGAAGGTGATGCCTTATACATCGGTAATACAAACGAACGAGCAGAAGGTAAAGTAATAAGCGCAAAAACATTAGGATACAATAACGGCAAGTTACCAAAAAGATACAGAGGTCGATATGAAGAGCAAGACGAATGGGGCGACTTCGCTTATACTGCGGATGACTTATAAATCTAACAAGGGCGACTAGCCGACATAAACACAAAAACCATGACTAACAACAACAAAAATCAATTGATAATAGCAAACATTATCATTGACAATGCCGATAAATATCGTGCTCACTTAGTAGATTTAATCCTACATAATTGGAATGGCCCTAAATTACATGATTTTCAAGATGTGCTTGAATTTCTTGAAGACCAAGGAGAATGTAATCCATTTGACAACACTAAACAGGATAAGCCAAAGACAACATTAGCTTCATTGAGCAAACTAATAACAAGCATACCGTTATGAAACCAACACGAAAACAAAAACAGCAATTAACCTGGCTTTTAATAGCTCTGGTTATTTTAGGGATCTCGTTCGTTTACTTTGTTTACATCAGGTGTTTTATTGGGTATTCTTTATCTCTTGCAATGGCTATTGGGGTAATGTTTGGTTTAAGAGATGTAAGTGATCAGATAGACAATAATTAGCCTGTGTACGAGCACAAAAACCAAAGACAAGTAATTAATCAACAAAACAATTAAAATGCCTGAGAAGGGCTTATAATAGCAAAGAAATGGAAACTAAATACACATTGGATTATTATATTGACAAGTTCAATAATATTCCAGAAGATAAATGGGGTACGGGCGTTTATAATGACGATAATGGTCACTGTTGTGCATTCGGTCATTGTGGTGCTTACGCAGGTAGGGAAGAAACTGACGAAGCCAGATCATTATCTACAATTTTTAGGGAACTTAAAAAAGATAACGATCCCGATTTAACTCATATTAACGACGGAGACAGGGGTGCAGAAAAA